CACCGGGCGCAAGGGGTGACGACCGACCGGGGGGAGTGAGTACCCCCGGCGCGCGGCATCCCAAGACAGGGCCAGTTTAGCAGGAGTGAGACATGGCCAAGATGAAACCAGCCGCGCTGGAGGCAGCGCTGGCGGAGGTGAACCGCGAGATCGCGGAGGTGGAGCAGCAACTGGCCACCACCCCGTTGAACCCCGACGAGCGGAGTCGTATCAGCACTATTCGCGCCGGGCTGCTGCGGAAGCGGAAGTGGTATGTGGCGCGCATGCCCCCGACGCCGGCGCCGGCGAAGAGAGCCAGCCCCACGAAGAAAGGCCCCAGGCGCCCCCCACGGCCGATGCCCCCGCCGCCGGCCCCGGCCCCCGTCCCGCAACGGATCGAGCTTGTAGCGCCACCCAAGGAGGCGCTGGAGGGGGTTCTCGACGAGCGGGCGATCGAGGGCGACGACATCATGCTCGGCCAGTTGGGCCTGGTGTCCCCGACCCTAACCGCGGAGCAGGAGCGGATCCTGTCGGAGCCGCCGCCGGTCGGGCGCATCAGGTTCTTGCCGCAGCGCCACCCCGTCATGTTTTTGGCGCACACCGAATACACCCGGCTGCTCAATAGAGCGTTCGGCCGGTTCGGCTGGGCGCTGGTGCCGATCGGACGGCCGGCGTTCGACGGGCAGAAGCGCTGCATTGTCTGCCCCTACGTCCTACACATCGGCGGGGCGCCGGTGGCCGCGGCCTGGGGGCAGCAGGAATACCACGAGAGCAACCCGGACCAGACCTTCGGGGACGCCGTCGAGAGCACCGTTGCCAGCGCCCTGCGCCGGTGCTGCAAGCGGATCGGGGTGTGGCTGGAACTGTGGGACTACGACTGGCGCGAGCGCATGACGCGCGAGCTAGGCGTGTGCGTGACGGTGCAGAGCCGGGACGGCAAGGAGCAGAAGGTGTGGCGCCGGAAGGACGACCCGCCGATGTGGAACGAGCAGCGCGCGCCCTCGCGCCAGGCCGCGCCCAAGCCGGCCCCGCCGGCGCAGACCCCGGCCACCGACATGCCGGACGGCGATGAACCGATCACCAAACCCGCGGCCCGGAAACTGTGGGACACCGCCAAGCGGATGCGCCGGCCGGTCGACGAGGTGGCCGTGTGGCTCGGGGCGCGCTATGCCGTGAGCGGCAGCGCTGAGATCAAGCGCAAGGACTATAACGCGATCATTGCGGCCCTCGAGGCGCCGGGGCCGTTGCAGCTGCCGCGCGATCCGGGCGAGGAAGGATAACCATGACGGACGATGACGGCCTGCGGATGGGCGGCGAGGCCGACCACTTGGTGCTGACCGAGACGATCGCGCGGTTGACGGTGGCGCTGATCGAGACGATCCCGGCCGGCACGGTGGACGGCGGCACCATCGCCACCGCGCTGATCGAGATGGCCGCGCACGCGGTGTCGGCGACGTTCCCGCAGCACGAGCACGGGCCCGTCGTCGAGCACTTACAGAACTACCTGGCGGCGGCGGTCGACCGCTGGGACACCGACCCGGTCATGCGCGCCAGTCTGCGGCGATTGCTGGAGCGGCCCCGTGGCTAACGACCTCGACGTGCGGTTCGACGCCGGCCGCCACGACTACATCGAACAGGAGACGGGCGAGGTGCTGCCCGGGATCACGCAGTTACTGAAGCAGGCTGGGCGCATCGACGACCGGTGGTTCGACGACGACGCCGCGGAGCGCGGGACGTGGGTCCACGCGCGCACCGCCGACTACGACCTCGGGCTGATCAGCCGACCCGAAGGGGTCACGCACGGGTGGAAGCCGTATCTGCTGGCGCACGTCGCCTGTATGCGGGCGCTGCAGCCGGACATCCTGCACGTCGAAGAACTGAGCAGCCACCCGACGCACCGCTACTGCAGCCGGATCGACCGGGTGCTGAACCTGCACCGGGTGCGCGGCGTGTGGGAAATCAAGACCGGCGGCAAAGCCCCGTGGCACCCGGTCCAGACGGCGCTGGAAGCGATCCTCGACAGCGTCGAGAGTGGCATCCCGCCGCAGCACACGCGCCGGTGGTGCTGCTACCTGCGGTTCGACGGTGGCTACAAGGTCGAGCGGCACGACGACCCGCGGGACCTGGCCGAGGCCTACGAGGTGTTACGGGTATGCGGGCGCTATTGAGGTGGCTCGAGGCGCGGCACGCGCTGCGCTGTTCCAGTCACTGGCTGAAGGAGTTGAGCCGTGGACGAATCCCAATCCTGGCCCCCGAGACATGCTGGCCCGATGTTCAAGACGAAGACGCGCACGATCGAGAAGCAACGTCGGCGCTATCTCGTCGCCCGGCAGGAGCGCACCAACAAGCTGACCGCCGCGGCCCGCGACGGCTTTAGGTGCCGCTTTCCCTTCTGCGGATGTCGGGAGCGCGGCTACAACCCGGAGGTGGCGCACCTGTCCCATAAGGGGATGGGGGGCGATCCCAAGGGGCTGCGCTCGCAGGTGGACAACTTGATCACGTTGTGCGGATGGCGGCACCGAGAAGGGGTGATCAGCCTGCACAAGGGCACGCTGAAGGTGATCCCCCGGACCACGGCTGGCACCAACGGCCCGGTGTCCTGGCAGATGGATGCGTGCGCGTTTGCCGGGGAGCCGGGCGAATACTGGATCCTGCTGGCGCGGGAAGAGCGGGTCGGGGTGTTGGAACCGGTCACCGATTCGGCCCCGCTGATCGTGCTGGAGAAGCTGTCGCGGATGGAGCGGTGAGAGAGGGGCTTGACAGTTGTGTGTCACAAGCAGTAGTCTCTCTCATCGACCGGGGCGTGACCCCCGGCGAGAAGGAGTGAGTCATGAGTGCCCGCACATTCGCCGCCATTCGCGCCCACGTTCGTGTCGTTGTCCGTCGCCGCGGGCGTCGGATCAACGACGGGTTCGGCCATACCTTCACCGCGTGCGGTGGCACGCTGACCGCCTACGACGTGCCCTACACCGACGCCAAGCGCATGAGCGCTGCCGACCGTGCGAAGTGGATCGGGTGCGATGCCTGCCGCGCGCAGGTGCAGCAGGAATTTCCGAAGTAACCGACAGGAGTGAGTGACATGGCCACTACGAAATACAACGCACTAGTTGCGGAATATCGGGCGATGACCGATGACGAACTGGCAACCCTTGGCAACACGCCGGCGAAGTTCACGGCGGTGGCCGACTCGGTGCAGCGGCACCGGGCATTTTTCAACGAAACCCGCCGCCGCGGGGCCAAGCGCATGAACGCCGCATCCGACCGGTTCTACGCCAAGCGGTTCGCGGAAACCGGCAGTTATACCGTGCTGCCCGGCGACAAGGTGGTGCGCTAATGGCCAAGACCAACGGGAACGGGAAGAAGAAAGTGATCGACGCCGAGGTGCTGCCCGCGGAGGTGGCCCTCGTCGAGCAGGAGCACGCGCTGGTGCTGCCGTGGTTCGACAACCTGTCGAACTGGTGGCGCAGCAACAAGGCCATGGTGGCGGTGGCCAAGGACCGCCTGGAACAGTCGCGCCAGCGCAAGGCGCCGGTGACTGAAGCCGAGGACCTCGCGCTGCAGGAGGACCTGCTGGCTGACCGCAACGCGCTGAAGCTGGCCGAGGAACACGCCGAGCCGTTCACGGGGGCCTTCTTTCGGATCCACCGTCGCCTGACGCAGGCCCGCGCCGAGGTGACGAAGCCCCTGGAGCAGAGCGCCGGCATTCTCCAGGGCCTGCACAACGCCTACACCGCGGAGCAGCGCCGGCTCGCGCGCGAGATGGAAGAGCGCGCCATCCGCAAGGCCGAAGAGGACGCGCGCCAGCGGCAGCAGGAAGAACTGGCGGAACTGGAACGCCGCGCCGTCGAGCGCGAAGAGGCATCGGCCGACCTGTCCGATCGGGAACGCCGGTTCGTCGAGGCGATGCTGAAGACCAACAACGCCGTGCAGAGCGCCGTGCTGGCTGGGTTCAAGGATGGCCTGAAGAGTGGCGCAAGGCTTATGAGTCTCGGAAAAGTTACGAGCGCGATCCACGCGGCCCGAGATGCCGCGGCCATTCGCGCGCAGGCGCTGGCTGTCGCCAACGAGCCGGCGATCCCCTTCAGTCTGCCGGCGATCAGACCGAACATCGGACGGGCATCCGGTGCCAGAGAACGTGTCAGCTGGACGGTCGAAATTTTCGATCGTGAGGCGTTGCACGCTGCCTGTTTGAAGGGCGAATGTCCGCCCGATATTTTGACGATCGACGAGTCGCGGGTTCGTCGATACGCGGAAGAACTTCACGAACTTGTGTCGGCATGGCCCGGTTGTCGGGCCGTGAAAAACACAACGACCTACTAGGGCAAGGCGCGGCAGGCCGGGGTGCGGTCGGGCGAGGCCGGGCACGGCACGGTTGGGCAGGGCGCGGCGAGGCGTGGCATGGCGAGGCGAGGTTGGGCGAGGCACGGTCTGGCGTGGCGAGGCGTGGCTGGGTTCAGCGAGGTAAGGCGGGGCACGGTGTGGTCGGGCACGGTGCGGTTAGGTGCGGCGTGTCGGGGTCTGGCTGGGCCTGGTGTGGTCCGGTGTGGCAAGCCAGGGCAAGGCATGGCTGGGTGCGGTCTGGTGCGGCACGGTTTGGTGAGGCATGGCATGGTCTTTCTTTAGACACACAATGGAGTGAGTGACATGGCCACAGAAACAGAAATTGGACCGGTAACAAATGGGGCGCTGACGGTGATCGAGGCATCGTTCCCCTACACCGTCAGCACGCGGATCGTCGGCGTGGCGGATCTGCTCTTTCACAGATGGAACGTTGAAGGCGTCGAGGCTAAGGGCAAAGCCGCAAAGGGTAGCAAGGCGAAGAAGACCGATGACATCGAGAGCTACTGCTACCGCACCGACGACGGCGACATCGCGCTGCCCGGTGAATACCTGCGCCAGGCGATCATCCACGCCGCGAAGTTTCGGCAAGACCCTCGTTCGCCGCGCAAGTCAGCGATGGATCTGTATAAGGCCGGCGTTATTTCGCTGACACCGCTGGCGTCGTTGGGCAAGGCGAAGTGGGATTTCGAGCACCGTAGCCGGGTGATGATCCAGCGCAATGGCATCACACGCGTGCGGCCGGCCATGAAGGTGGGGTGGTCCGCAGAAATTGATCTGCTGGTGAACCTGCCGGAATACATCCCGCCCGACGCACTGCAGGACGTGCTGGTCAACGCCGGCCGGCTGATCGGCTTGGCGGACTTCCGGCCGACCTACGGCCGGTTCGCGGTGCAGTCGTTCACGGTGAGCTTGGGCGACTAAGGAGGGACCCATGCCGAAGCGCCTGGAGCGGCCGTTGGCGATCGACTTGTTCTGCGGGTTGGGCGGATGGACCGAGGGCCTGCTTGCGGAGGGCTACCGGGTCGTCGGGTTCGACACCGAGCAGCACGTCTACGCCGACAGCCGCTACCCGGCGCAGCTGGTGCTGCAGGACGTGCGGACGCTGGACGGGGCGCAGTTCAAGGATGCCGCCCTGATCGTCGCCAGCCCCCCGTGCCAGGCCTACAGTTATCGCGCCATGCCGTGGAAGCGAGCCAAGGCCTTACCGCCCCCGGATAACGCGCTGTTCGACGCCTGCTTCCGTATCCAGCGGGAGGCGAGTGCCGCGGCCGGCCGGCATATTCCGCTGGTGGTGGAGAACGTGAATGGGGCGCAGCCCTGGGTGGGACGTGCGAAGTGGCATCACGGGAGCTATTACCTCTGGGGGGACGTGCCGGCGCTGATGCCAGTGGTGAGCAACCGGCGCATGAAGTTCCCGGCCCACTGCGGCCCAAAACTCTGGCGGGACCGTGTCTATGACGGTGACCCGTCTGCGTTTCATCAGGAAGCGGGCCTAAAGCAGACCGGCATCTCTGGCCAGCGGACGAACGGCAGGGGGTCGAACTGGTTCCAAGACGGAGCAGCGAAGCACGGTAGCAAGAGCCATGCACGCAAGGCCGCATCGGCGCGTCTTGCCAAGATCCCTCTACTCCTGGCGCAGCACATTGCGCGCGCGTGGAAACCTTAGTTCGTATGAGGGCACGACCATGCCGAAGCGTCTGGAGCGGAAGCTAAAGCGACGGGCGAAGAAGCTGGGGCTGGGGAAGAAACGGACCGCCGCCTACGTCTACGGCACGCTGCGGAAGACGGGGTGGAAACCGAAACGCAAACGGGGGCGGTGAATGCATTACTGGTGGTGGTGGCTGACGCTGGTTGCCGTGTTCGGCGCCGGGATCTGGAACTACCTCATGGCCCCGGACTGGACCGACTCCAAGCCGTTGCCGCACATCCCGTATCCGGGGGAACGCCTGGCGGGGGCAGTCCTGTCTATCGCCGTGATGACGGCGCTGGTGCTGGTCGGGCTGTGGATGCGGATTTGACATTGTGTGTCTGAAGTAGTAGGATCCCTTCGTGACCGGGGCGCGACCTCCGGCGCGAAGTGGATCGGACAATCGAACGGAGAGTGACATGGCCAAGAAAAGCGATACGTTCCGCGGCACGTGGTGCGGACGCCCCGGCGTGCAGCAGACCTACTACTTCCAGAGTAACCGGTTGGGCAACCGCGTGATCGTGCAGTGGTTTGACGACTCCAGCGAGGTGGCGGTGTGGGCGATGCGCGGCGACTTCTGGCGCAACCCGGCAGAGGCTGTCGAATACGAGCGGGTAGAACTGCTGGCCCCCGTGCCAGCGCAGATCGAGAAAGTGGTTGCCAAGCTGGCGGCGACCTATTTCACGAAGGGCGGTGCGAAGTGATCGCCCCCACGCTACGCCCCTATCAGACGGCCACCTTGGACGCGGTGGCCGACCACGTCGCCATTGGCGAGCGCCGGCTGCTGGTGAAGAAACCGACCGGCACCGGCAAGACCGTCACCTTCGCGGCCATGCCGACTTGGGACCGCATCGAGGCGTTTCTCGGGGAGCCGAAGCACGGCGCGCGGATGCTGGTGATCGCGCACCGGGAGGAACTGCTCGACCAGGCGGTCGAGAAGATCCAGGCCCAGCACCTCGGCTGGAACATCGAGGTGGAGCAGGGCGAGCGGGTGGCGTCGTCGTTTGCGGACGTGATCGTGGCCAGCATCCAGACGCTGGCTGCGCGCAAGTTCGTCCGGCTCCAGCGGTTGCTGCGCCACCACGACTTCCGGCTGGTGATCATCGACGAGGCGCACCACGCCGCCGCCCCGACCTACCGCACCGCCCTGGTGCACCTCGGGTTCCTGCCGCCGGCCGAGGGCACCGACCTGGAGGGGATCGAGGCGATCGAATTCACCGACACGCGCGAGATGGAGCAGGCCTTGGCCGAGTGGGACCGGACCCCGCAGGACAAGCTGCTCGTGGGCGTGACGGCCACCCCGAACCGCACCGATGCGGTCGGCCTCGGGTGCGTGTTCCAGTCGATCGCGTTTGCCTACGACCTGAAGGACGCGATCAAGGACGGGTATCTGGTCCCGATCGAGGCGCACGCGATCGAGAGCGACACGTCGTTGGACGAGGTGCGGACGACGGCGGGCGAATTCAACCAGAAGGACCTGGCCGCGGCGGTAGACCAGGCCGAACGGAACGCGCTGGCCGTGAGCGCCTGGCAGGAGCTAGCGGAGGGCAAGCCGACCCTGGGGTTCACCGTGGACGTGGCGCACGCCCACAGCCTGGCTGAGGCCTTCCGGCGGGCCGGCTACGACTGGGTGGCGCTGTCCGGGGAAACCCCGAAGGACGAGCGCCGGGCGATCCTGGCGCGGTTCCGCCGCGGCGAACTGCAGGGCATCGCCAACTGCATGATCCTGACGGAGGGCACCGACCTGCCCATGGTCGAGTGCATCCTGCACGCGAAGCCGACCAAGTCAGCCACGCTCTATGAGCAGATGACCGGGCGCGGCCTGCGGCCCTCGGCCGGCAAGGACCGGTGCGTGGTGATCGACATCGTGGACGTGACCAAACGGCACAGTTTGCAGACGGCGCCGGTGCTCTACGGCCTGCCGCCAGGCCTGATCCCGGCGGACGACCAGACCCTGGACGAGATGGCGGCGGCGCTCCAGGGGTTGCAGGAGCAGCACCCGAACCTGGACATCGAGAAATTGCTGGCCTCGGGCCGGCTGACCTTGGCGCAGTTGCACGCCCGCGCCCAGCGCGTGGACGTGTGGAAACTGGCCCCGCTGTCGGGGGCGGTGCTCGCGAGCACCCGGCTGGACTGGCTGCAGATGGCGGACCTGTATCGGGTCAGTTACCCGTGGGAGGTCGGCGGTGGTCTAGAAGGGACCGAAACCCTGGTCGCCAGCAAGGATTTGCTGGGGAAGTGGGAACTGGCGACAACCTGGAAGCAGAAGCGCAACCCGGACGGGCCGAAGGAACAGCACCTCGACACCCGGCAGCGCACGCTCGGGACGGGCTACCCGACCGAGGCCGCGGCGCTCGTGGCGGCAGAACTGTGGGTCAGCCAGGAGCGGCGGAACGTCATGCGGTTGCTCGACCGGACCGCCGGCTGGAAGGCCAAGCCGGCCAGCGAGAAGCAGTTGGACTACCTGAAGAAGTTGCGGGTGCCGTTCAAGGAACCGTTGACCATGGGGGAGGCGGGCCAGTTGATCAACGTGGCGAAGGCCCGTAGGTATCCGGGTCGGTAACACCCCTAGATTTTGTGGCTTGATCCAAGCCGCAGAAACGATCCATAAAACAGCGCGGCCGGTCGAGGGTTAGCGCCCACGCCGGCCGCATTTCTCACCGACGCCTGGTGAAGGCAGGCCCCGGTTACCCGTTCAGGGTACCGGAAGCCGTTCCAACACACAAGTGCCGGTGAACATCTGGCGCGTGGACGGTTGAATACACCCGGAACGCCAGAGCGTGAACGGCACCTGCAGGGGACTATCCGCGAAGGGGTGCAACGGGGGGAACGGTCGAAGGACTCGACCGGCTAGACCCGGCGGTGGGGCGGTGCGACCGTCCGAAAACTAGCCAAGCCAGCAGCGTGTCGTCACGCGACTGCTGGTGCCAAAGGGGCGGGCGCACGGGCCGCGTGGCTGAATGCGAACACGCTTTTTCGGCTTGTTCCGGGGCCGGTCCCCCTTAGGGGAACTGCGCCTCGAAACAGGCCCCAAGCCGTTGGCTGGTTGATCGGATCAAGACTGCTGGGATCGAAGCTGGTTGTAGGGATCAAGAGACACCCCCAGGCCGGGGGTCGTACGTACATCCCAGAAAGCCGGCGCCAAAAAACTGACAGGGGGGCCTTATGGCTGCGAGTGACGACAAGATCGCGCGGTTGCTGGCGAAACAGGACGCCCTGCTGATGGAGGCCGCGGCGATCAACAGGGAGCTGTATGCGCTGCAGACCGGGGGCACGACGCAGGGCGAAGCGCTGAAAGATCTGGAGCAGGCCTTCGACTACTGCTGGTGCGAGCGCTACACGCCGGGGCAGATCGGCCAATACGTGTGGACCTACGCCAAGGACCGCCCGCAGTGGAAGCGGCTGCTGCGGACGCTCGACGTGGCGGACTTGGCCACGCGGATCACGCGCTACCTGGCCAGCAACGAGCCGTATTACGTCGAGCGCCGGCACCCGTTTGCGCTGTTCGCCAGCAGCGTGAACCGCTGGGGCGCGGAACGCACCGACCACTTCATGCTCGGGGCGGCGCCGGCGGACTGCCGGCACGTCCCGCGCTGCCGGACGGCGGCGGACCACACGCAGGCGGTGCAAGCCGAGATGCGGACGCCGCGGTGAAGAAACCGACCCCGGACGACGTGCTGCCGCACGACCTCGCGGCCGAGAAGAGTGTGCTGGGCGCGCTGCTGATCGACAACACCGCGCTGGAACTGATCGACCAGGCGCTGACCGGCCAGGAATTCTACCGGGACGCGCACCGCCGGCTGTTCCAGGCGATCACGCGGTTGCTGGAGCGCAAGGTGGCGGTGGACTACCTGACCTTGCAGGACGAACTGACGCGCGCGGGGGACCTCGACGCGGTCGGCGGGCCGGGCTACATCGCGGGCCTGACGGACGGGGTGCCGCGCGCGGTGAACGTGGCGCACTACGCGGCGATCGTGAAAGAGAAACACCGGCTGCGCCAGGTGATCGACACCGGGAACCGGATCGTGTCGCAGGCCTACGCTGCGGAAGAGAGCGCGGACACCATCCTGGCCGCGGCGGACACCGCGATCCTGAACCTGCACCTGCAGCGCCCGAGTGGGCACGTCAAGGTGCGGGACCTGATGCCGGGGCTGTGGGCCGACATGGAGTGGCGCCGGGCGCACGAGGGTGAGGTGACCGGGATCCCGACCGGGTTCACGAGTATCGACCAGTTGACGTTTGGGTGGCAGCGCTCGGACATGAACGTGCTGGCCGCGCGCCCGTCGATGGGCAAGACCACGTTTCTGCTGAACACCGCAATGGCCGCGGCGAACGCCGGCAAGCGGGTGGTGATCTTCTCGCTGGAGATGCGGACCAAACACCTGCGGGACCGGCTGCTGGCGCTGCTGTCGGGCGTGGCGCTGACGCGGATTCAAGGCGGGACGCTCGGGCCGCGGGACTACCAGTCCTTGGCGCTGGCGTTTGAACGGTTGAGCACGCTCGACCTGATGATCGACGACCGGCCCGGCCAGACGGTGCGGCAGATTCGCGGGGCCTGCCGGCGCATTAAAGCCGAGGGAGGACTGGACCTCGTGGTGATCGACTACGCCCAGTTGATCCCTGGAACCATCGAGGGGCGCAACGCCGGCAACCGCTACGCCGAAATGTCGGACATCAGCACGCGCACGAAGAACGAGATTGCTGGGGACCTCGACGTGGCGACGTTCCTGGTGTCGCAGCTGAACCGCGCCGGCGAAGGGCGGACGGACCCGCGCCCGCAGTTGTCGGACTTGCGCGAGAGCGGCCGGCTGGAAGAAGACGCCGACATGGTGGCGTTCCTGTATCGGCCCAACCACCTGGCGAGCGGCACCACTGAACTGATCGTGGCGAAGCAGCGCACGGGGAACGCCGGCACGCTGAACCTCACGTTCGACCGGGACACGCAGCAGTTCAGGGACGGCGGCGACCCACTACCGGCGAAACTGTGGCCGGCTCGGCGCCAGTCGTCGCCGGGAAAAGTGGTGGCCCCGAAGCCGACTTCTGGATCAGAATGACGGCGCGCAAACGCATGGCTTACTTCGTCGGCGCGGACCCTGGCAAGAGCGGCGGGCTGGCGCTGATCACGCACCAGGGCGCGGTGGTGAGCACGACGCCGATGCCCGAGATCGACGCGGACCTGTTGGCGTGGCTACAGATTGCCCGCCGCGAAGCGCGGCAGGAGGGCCACCCGTGTCGGGCCTGGGTCGAGCGGGTCTACTCGTCACCGCAGATGGGCGTGGTATCCGCGTTCACGTTCGGGGAGCAGAACGGCCGGGTGAAGATGGCGCTGCGCGCGGCCGGCATAGCCTACGACCTGATCGCCCCCGGTACGTGGCAGAAGGCACTGGGGATCGCGCCCCATGCGGGCGACAAGCGGGTGACGAAGGCCCTGGCGCAGCGGTGGTGGCCCCTCTGGAAGATCACCCACGCGGTGGCAGATGCCCTGCTGATCGCGGAATTCGGCCGGCAACAGGCCGGCGGTCGAGTGAGGACAGATGGCGAAGAAGCACCGGTTCGACGCGAAGAAAGCCCCGGCCCAGAAGATGACGAACGGCAGCGGGACTACCCGCCCGACGCTGCCCCGCCAGGCGCAGCTGCCGGGGACCGAGCAGGTGCGGAACCGGAAGCTGGACGCGGTGTGCCACGGCCTGGCGGAAGTGCGGTCGAGTGACGCGCAGAACCGCATGGACGAACTGGCCTACAAGGCGAGCGCCCTGCGCGAGATGGCCGAGAAGGGCGTGGACAGTTACACGGCGAACGGCATCCGGCTGGACCGGCTGAAGGGTGCGGACAAGCTGGCCGTGCACATCGCCAAGGACCAGGTGAGTGCGGCCCCGAGCGGCACGCCGGTGGAAGAGGCTGAGGTGTAGCCGTGGCGCTGCGCTTCGACGACGCGCCGATCACTATTGCCGGGCACTACAAGCTGGGCCAGACCGGCCTGACGGTCAAGGGCAAGCCAACCTTCGACGACCACCTGGCCTGCGGGGAATTCCTGCGCCGGGCCTACCTGCGTAGCCCGTGGCAACTGGCGGACTGGCTGCGGTATGGCGACAGCCGGACGGACTGGGCCGACCGGATCGAGCAGGCGCAGGAACTAACCGGGCTGGCGCGGCAGACGCTGTTGAACCTGCGGACGGTGGGACGGGTGGACCCGGCGCAGCGCCGGCCAGATGTAGACCTGAACCTCTACTATCCGATCAGCGGCCTACCACCGGTAGTACAGGACGAAATACTCGATATGGCCGTGGCCGAAGAGTGGGGCCGGCGCGAGGTACTGGAAGAGGTGCGGGTGCGGAAGCGTGCGGCCACCGTCCAAGGGCAGGCCGCGCTGGAGGGCCAGTATCGGGTCTGGCTCGCGGACCCGCCCTGGACCTACGGCCAGGCGCAGCCGAGCGGCAGCAGTAGCAGCCGGCACTACCCGGTCATGTCGATCAACCAACTGTGCGAGCTACCGGTGAAGGCGCACACGACCCCGGATGCCGTTCTGGGCCTCTGGGTGCCTGCTCCACTGCTCTACGACGACCCCGGCCCCTACGATGTCCTGCGCGCCTGGGGGTTCGTGTACAAGGCGCTGCTGGTCTGGGACAAGGTGCGTGGCGCCGGCGGGTTCTACACCGAGGGGTCGGTCGAGTTATTCCTGATCTGCACGCGGGGCAGCTGCACGCCGGACGTGCCGCGCGAACTGCCGCGGTCGGTTTACGTCGAGCGCAAGACCGAGCATTCGGCCAAGCCGGACTTCTTCCGGCAATATCTGGACAAACACTGGCCCGAGGGCGCGCGCGTGGAACTGTTCGGGCGCAAGCCGGCGGCTGGCTGGCGGGTGTTCGGGAACGACGCCCGGCTCTGGAGCACGGCGGTGCCGGCATGACCCTGGTGCAGGTGATGACCTGGGACGAGGTGAAGCTGTACGCCACGGTCGGCATCGAGCGCCGCATTTCGGGGCTGAAGGAGAACCGGCAGAACACCTACAACATGAAAGCCGGCGACGAGTGGAAGAACGACATCGAGGGCGCGGGCGGCGAGATGGCGGTGGCGAAGGCGCTAGGCCTTTACTGGTCGGGCGCGCTGGGCGTGCTGCGCGCGCCGGACTTGTCGGGATACGCTCGGCGCATCGAGGTGCGGACGACCGCGGTGCCTACCGGCCACCTGCTGCTGCATCCGCGTGACCCTGACAACGCCATCTGTATTCTGGTGGTCGGGTCTACGCCGCGCTTTGAATTGAAAGGCTGGATTCTGGGCAAGGACGGCAAGCTGAAGGTCTACGAGAAGGAACTGAACCCTGGCCGGCCGGCGTTCTGTGTGCCGCAGGAGGCGCTGCGCCGGTTCCCGATCGGACCAGTCGAGGCCCCGGCGCCCCAACCGCCGGCAACGGATGGCCCCTTGAACCTGACGGCCGGCGACATCCCCTGGTGACCGCATGAAACACATTGTCGGGTTCAGCGGCGGGATCGACAGCCAGGCCTGCGCGCGGTGGGTGTTGAACCGCTACCCGCCCGAGGACGTGATCCTGACGAACAGCACGGCCGGCGGCTGGGAAGACCCGCTGACCGTCCAGTTCATTGCCGACTACAGTGCGGCGGTGTTCCCGGTGACGGTGATCGAACCGCTGGTGTCGGATATGTGGGACACGCCAGGCTACGCCGAGCAGCGCGGTTTGGACGGGTCGGCGGTGCTGACGTTTGAAGAGATGTGCCGGATCAAAGGCCGACCGCCCAGCCGGAAGGCCCAGTTCTGCACGTCGTTCCTGAAACTGAAGCCGCAGCGCCGGTGGATCCGCGCGCAGTTCAGCCCGACCGGGCCGTATGCCGGCGACAGTTACTGCCGCTACAAAGGGGTGCGCCGGGACGAGTCGAACGCCAGGGCGCAGCAGCCGTTTGAAGAATGGGACGAGTGGTTCGACTGCACGCTCTACGCTCCGCTCGCGGACTGGTCAAAGACGATGTGCTTCGACTACGTCAAGGCGCACGGCGAGGCGTTCAACCCGCTGTATACGCTGGGGTTCGACCGGGTCGGGTGCGCGCCCTGCATCAATTGCAGTAAGGACGACATTCTGAACTGGCAGGCGCGCCGGCCCGAGATGATCGAGAAGGTGCGCGGCCTGGAAGCGCGCACTGGGCGCACGTTTTTCAAGCCGGTGGACCGCGACGGGATCCTGAACGGGATCGACGCGGTGGTGCGCTGGGCATCAACCAAGCGCGGCGGCGACAAACTGCTCTTGCCGATGATGTTGGAGCGCGAGGGCTGCGAGAGCAAGTATGGCTTGTGTGAATAAGGCGCTGGTCCTGCTACTGGTGCTGGCCGCGCCGGCCGGGGCGCAGCGCGCGGTCGTGCGCGGCACCGAGATCACGCGCGGCCCGGTCTACACCACCGACCGGGTGGTGTTTGAACTGCGCGACATGTCCGCGGACAAGGCGATCAACATGCCGATGCGGCTGCGGATCGACAGTGCGACCCCGAACGGGCCGTTCGTGGCGATGCCCCCGCCGCACAGCTGCGTGACGCAGACCCCGACCACGCATCTGTGCGACAGTCCCCTGCCGCAGGGCGCGGTCGATCTGCTGAACACGCCCGGCCGGCGCACGCTCTACGCCTTCGCGTTCGACGGGAACTGCTGCGAGAGCGGGCCGTCGAACGCCTACACCATTCAAGGACGGCGCCCGTGACATGCTGGGCATTGTCGGTGTGCTCTTTCTGGTGGTGGTCGTCGTGATCATTCTCACTGGCATCCACGACAGCCGGCGGTGACCCCATGAGTCTGGAGGCGCGCGCGGCGGTACTCGTCGGCTACTTCGCGCTAGTCAGTTGGACGGACTTACTCTGGCCGGCGGTGCCGTGGGTGCCAGCCCCGCTGGCGTGGACGCAGGACCCGGACGCGCCGGTGCCGCCGCCGCATGAACACCCGCCGCAGACCCCGCAGGCGCCCTGCACGAGCAACCCCGCCGCGCAGTGCGTGGTCTTCACCATGGTGATCGACAACGGCACGCGCGCCTTCACGGCGGCGGACCTGGGCGGGCGCGAGCCGGCCACGCTCGACGAGAGCACCACCTGCGTCGGGCGCTGGGCCAGTGGGACCTTGCGTTACTTTGCGGACGCGACGGCGCCGTCTGCGCTGGTGGGAACGCTAGTGCCAGGCGCCGAGCGGGATGCCGATGGCAACGTCCTGACGGACCCAGAACACACACTGGAAGACTCGGGCCTGGCCATTCTGTTATACAACCGAACCCAGGTGTTGGGGTTCAAGGCGACCGCGGCGAATACCGCCCCGGCCGAATTGGGCTGGGAATGTGCACTTTGAACGGAGGCGGTATGCGCGTGCAACAAGTGGTGGTGGGCGTGGCTCTGGTTGTTCTCGCGCTGGTCGGGTGGTGTGTCTCGACCGCGCAGGCGCAGACGCAAACCTTGCGCGCGCAATGGGAGATCAGCGGCCCGCCCGCCCCAGCCGGCGGCACGCGCCCGCCCTTCGACGTGGCCACGGCGCAGGGGTATCCCTACAAGATCTACCAGGTCGGCAGCGCGGTCGGCACACTGTTGACGATGGTGACCTGTACCACCACCGCGGACGCCTACACGAAGACGTGTGCCGCCACCGTGCCCACGGCCTTGAACGTGGCCGGCCAGTCGCTGGACCTCACGGCCACCATTGGCGGGATCGAGACGGCGCACAGTAACGCCGCGGTCGTGCCGCCGACCTTCATCCCGCCGGCGCCCCCGGCCAACCTGCGCCTGCAGCGCATCGTCAGTGGCGTGCCGGTTACTGCCGCCGAGCAGCGCAAGCTCGACGAGGAAGCGGCTGCTGCCGCAAAGAAGCAGTAAGCCGATGCCCGCTCGACCGCGCGCGGTGAAAGCGCGCCGGCGCTACGCCAAACCAGGGCGGGCGCTGGCCGCGCAACTGGTAGACGCAGACGGCCTGACCGAGGTGGAGCGCATCTTCTGTGCGGCCTATCTCAGCAACGGGTTCCACGCCGCGGAGGCGTATCGTCAGGCCTATCCAGACTCGACGCCCAACACCGTCAAGGCTGAGGCGGCGCTGTATACGGCAAAGCCGAGAGTGCGCCTGTATTTGAACGCACAACTGGCTAAATACTTTGGCCGTCTACAAGTTGCGGGCGATGAAATGCTCGGGCGTGTTATCCAAGACGCACGCTCCGACATTCGGGAACTGCTCGACGACCACGGGAACGTCCTGTCCCCGCGACTGTGGCCGGACTCGATCGCGAACAGCGTCGAAAGCTACGAGGTGACCAAAGACGGGTTCAAGGTCAAGCTGGTGTCGAAGCTGCACGCCCGGCGCACGGTCTTGGAACTGACCGGCAAACTGAAGGCCCCGGCCTCGGAGGAACTGTCCATCCTGGCCCGAGCGCTGCGCGGCGACCTGGAACGGCTGGAGCCGGGGCCATGAGCCGGCGCCGGCCGCGCGAGCCGGTGCCGTGGGAAGCGGCGCGGGTGCTGCTCGTGGTGGTGGTGCTGCTGGTGCTCGGGGCCTGGTTTCTGGTGAGCCGGTGAGGCGCTGGTTGGAAGACGCCACGGTGCTGCTGGTGCTGGCGGTCGGGGCCTGGTCGGTCGTGGCGATCTTGGTCTGGTTGGTGGTGCAGGTGCGGGTCCTCCTGTCATAGACTGCGCGCGGCATGATCGAAACCGTCGCGGCGCTCGTGGCCCTGATGACCACCATTCAAGTGGCCATGCTCGACCCCGACCACGCCTGGCCACCGGGCCGCAGTTGGGCGCTGCCGATCAAATACACCTTGTCGGATGCGGTACTGGAGGCGAACAAGGCGCCCTGCTGCTACTACCTGACGCAGCCTGGCAGCAGCATCATTCTGCGCGTGAACGACACCGTGTATCTCCTGAAGCACTGAAAGGAACCGTCATGGCTATCGACTTCAGCAACCCCGGCGACTTGACGCACCAGGGCACGCCGATCCCGATTAACACGCAGGAGAAATACGACGCCACGCTCTCGATGATGACGGCCTACTACGGCTACTACGGGATCGCGTGGTCGGACGATGACGACCAGCAACTGGAACAGCGGGTCCGCAACGGCAAAGACCTCTACGAGGTGCAGCGTGCGTTCGGCCAGGACCTCCAGAAGCGCCACAACGTGACGCTGTGATCACGCTCTACGGCATCTTGTTGCTGGCGGTGCTGATCATGACCCTGGTGCACGCCGCGCGTCCGAGCTACGTGCCGCTGTGGGTGCCGGTGCTGGTGCTGATCGTTGCCTTACTCGTCCAATCCACTGTGCTCCGCTAACCGCTTCGACTTGAAAGGACCGACCTCTATGGCACAACTACGTGTGGTGATCACCGGGATCATGGTCACCGAAGATGGACCTGGCCCACAGCCTGAGCCACCCCGGCCGGGGTGGCCGACCGTGCCGGGCTGGCCTGGCGGCAGTCTGCCAGGTGGTGAAGGTGGGTGGGGCGGTCCCCCGGTGGCGGGCTGGCCGTCTGTCCCTGGCAATTGGCCGAGCCTGCCGGGTCCGCCCAGACCGCAGCCCCCGCCCATTGCCGGTTGGCCCACGGTGCCAGGCTGGCCCGGTGGTAGCTTGCCGGGTGGCGAAGGGGGCTGGGGTGGTCCGCCCGTGGCCGGGTGGCCGGGCGTGCCTGGAAACTGGCCCAGCCTGCCGGGACCGCCACGGCCGCAACCGCCACCGATCGCCGGATGGCCGACTGTGCCCGGTTGGCCGGGTGGGTCGTTGCCTGGTGGTGAGGGCGGATGGGGCGGACCTCCGATCGCTGGCTGGCCGAACGTGCCGGGGAACTGGCCGAGCCTGCCCGGCGCCCCGCGTCCGCCGATCGGGTGGCAACCGGGTGCGGGCGGGCATCCCGAGACGCCACCGGTGCCGGGTCAGCCCATTGCCGGCCAGCCGGGGCCTGGTGGGCTGCTGGTGTTCCACTGGTCCCCGCTGCATGGCTGGGTGGCCGTGCCGGCGAGCGGCAGCTGGGCTGACCTCTTGGGCGGGCAGCAGCCGCCGACCGAGCCACCGACTGGCGGCGAAGGCGGCGAGGGCGAAGGCGAGGAACCGCCCCCGGAGCCTGACCAGCAGAAGCGGCGGCGGTAATTTGACGCAGTTCAGTTCGGGCACCATGTCCGAACTGAACTGCTCACCCCATGACCGACGAACGGTTGATCCAGGGCACGCTGCAGCGGTGGGCGCGCGAACCGTGGACGTTCGTGCGCGAGGCGTTCCTGGCCACGCCGGATGCGTGGCAGGACGAGGGCCTGCACCTGGTGGCGCAGCCCGAGACGGAGCGCCTGGCCTTCAAGGCCTGCAAGGGGCCAGGCAAGACCGCCGCACTGGCCTGGATCATTCTCTGGTTCCTGATCACCCGGCCGCACTGCCGCATCGGCTGCACGTCGATCACCGAGGCCAACATCAGGGCCAACTTGTGGCCTGAGCTATACACCTGGCTGTCGAAGAGTGCCTTCTGCATGGAGGCGCTGGCCTGGACGAAGACCGCGATCGTCAACCGCCGGCACCCGCAGTCGTGGTGGGCGCAGCTGCGGACGTGGCCCAAACATGGCGACCAGCAGCAGCAGGCGGACGCCCTGGCCGGCCTGCACGCGCCGCACGTCATGGGCGTGGTGGACGAGGCGGGGGGCGTGCCGCAGTCGGTGCTGGTGGCGCTGGAGGCGATCCTGGCCAACGCCGAGCACGGGGAAGCGAAGCTGCTCATCGCCGGCAACCCAACGCATACGACGGGACCCTTGTATAGAGCCTGCACGATCGACCGGACGCTGTGGCAGGTGGTGACGATCACGGGGGACCCGGACGACCCGAAGCGCAGCCCGCGCATCAGCCTGCGCTGGGCGCGCGAGATGATCGCGCAGTATGGCCCGTCCAATCCTTGGGTACTGGTGAACGTGTTCGGGCAGTTTCCGCCGGTGTCGATCAATGCGCTGCTCGGCGTCGAGGAAGTGCAGAAGGCCATGCACCGCAAACTGGACCCGCGTGAATACCAGTGGTTTCAGAAGCGGCTGGGCGTGGACGTGGCGCGGTTTGGCGATGACCGGACGGTCATTTGGCCGCGCCAGGGGCCGATGTCCTGGGCGCCGGTGATCATGCGGAACGCGGACACCGCGCAGATTGCGGGCCGCGTGGCGCACAACGCCGAGCGGTGGACGGCGCTCGACGACGTGCCAGTCGAGCGGATCTTCATCGACGACACCGGGCACTGGGGCCACGGGGTGTACGACCAGTTGAATACGGGCGGGTGGCCGGCGGTGCCGATCCAATACGCGGCCCCGGCGATCCTGCCGCAGTACAAGAACCGGCGCTCGCACAACTGGCTGAAGATGGCCGAGGCGATCCGGCACGGCGGGCGCCTGCCGAACGTGCCCGAGATGGTGCCGGAACTGACGGAAATCACCTACACGTTCCTGGGCGGGCAGTTCGTGTTGGAGGCCAAGGACATGGTGAAGGAGCGGCTGGGGTTCTCGCCGGACATCGCGGATGCCCTGTCGAACACGTTCGACGAGCCGGACCAGCCGGCCATGGGCCAGTCGTTCCCGTTGGCGGGCGGCGGGAAGGTCTTGCGGGACCGCAACCCGTTCGTGGCGCGGGACCTGGAGCACAACCAGCCCGAGGCGATCCGGCGCGTTCCCTTTGCGGAGTAGCGAATGCGCGACGTGCACCTGCGAGTCTGGGACCCGGAGAGCAACGACGACCTGGCGCTGGTCGGGCGCATGGGCCTGCGCTTCATTCAGGAGACGCCGACCGGGGCGCTGATGGGCGGCGAGCCGACCTTGCTGAAGGTGCAGACGGCGATCCTGCAGCTGAACGAGGCCGCGCCCGGCACGGTGATCCTGGCGTTCGATGCGGCGGGCGTGTGCGTCGGGTTCGCGGCGCTGCTGCTGGTCGAGAACCCGTTCACGGGCGGGCTGTTCGTCGATGAAACGGGCATCTGGGTCGAGCCTGAGGCGCGCCGGGACACGCGCGCGGGGCCACTACTGATTGCGGCCTCTGAGAATTGGGCACGACAGATGGGGGCCGCTATGTTAAAAATGACCGCGCCGCCACGGTCCGGGTTCGGCCGGTGGCTGCGTCACCAGGGATATGACCTGGCCGAAGAGGCCTTGATCAAGAGGTTCTGACATGCCTGCATTCGGCGGTGGACTGGGGCGCGGACTGGGGATGGGCCTGACCGGCGGGACGGGCGCGCCGGGCGAGGGGAGTGTGGCCACGGGCCAATTCGGGTTCACGAAGCTGGCGCAGGCGCTGCGGGCGCGGCGAAGCAAGAAACCGTTGCCCCCGGAACTGCAGGCGCGGTTGGACGCGATCGCCGGTCGCACGCTGGGCGCGATGAGCGGCTCGACTGGCAGCGCTCCGGTCGGCACCACGGGCCGCGGCTACTGAGGTGCCGGCGTTCAGCGCGATCCACCGGCGGAAGGCCCGGCGCCGGGCCGAAGAGGCCGCGGCGAGCCAGGCGGAATTCGACCGCCTCGGCCCCCCGCCGGCGCCGCCACCGGGCGCGCTCTACACCGAGGCTTACGCGCAGGCGGCAGCGCAGGTGGCGCGCAGTGAATACACCCGGCGCCGCGCGCGGCCGTTCAACGCGATCACGGGCCGGCCGGCCGGCGGGCTGCAGCAGGGCATCCGGCGCCCGACCAAGCCAGGGGTCTACTGATGGCCGGTCTGTATGACGGCGAGTCCCCCATTCAGCAACGGCAGCGCTACGACAAAATGCGCCAGGCGCTGGTGTCGGCCCGGCAGGGCGGGGGCTGGGACAGCCATTGGCGCGAGATTGCCGAATTCATCTACCCGCGGCGGTATCGGTCGCAGACGAGCGACACCAACAAAGGCACGAAGACCAACCAGTCGATCATCGACAGCACGGCGAAGTTCGCGGCGAAGACGTTGCAGAGCGGCCTGCACGCCGGGATCACGTCGCCGGCCCGCCCGTGGTTCAAGCTGGGCACGCCGGACCCGGACCTGGCGGAATTCGGCCCCGTCAAAGAATGGCTCCACATCGTCACGCAGCGCATGTATGCGGTGTTGGCCGGCAGCAACGCCTACAACGGGCTGCACAGCCTCTATCTGGACTATGGGCTGTTCGGTGTGTCGCCCATGGCGCTGTTCGACGACGACCAGGACCTGGTGCGGAGTTACGTCTACGCCGCGGGCACGTATGCGGTGAGCCTGGATGCGCGCGGGCGCGTCTCGACGTTCGTGCGCGAGTACCGACTGACGGTGCGGCAGATCGTCGAAATCTTCGCGGCCACCGGTGCCCGCGGCCTGGACCGATCGAAGCTACCGCGCGAGGTGCTCACCGCCTGGGACCGGTCGGAGTATGAAACCACGTTTGACATCTGCCACCTGGTCAAGCCGAACGACCACGAAGACAAGACCCGGCCCTGGGCATCGAACCTACCGTGGAGCAGCTGCTACTGGATCGTGGGGATCGACCGGCCGGACGTGCAGTTCCTGCGCGAGTCCGGGTTTCACGAGTTTCCGATCTTCTGCCCGCGCTGGGAAATCACCGGCGAAGACTCGTATGCCACCGACTCGCCGGGGCAGACGGTCCTGGGGGACGTGAAGCAGCTGCAAACGATGATGATCCGCAAGGCGCAGCTGGTCGAGAAGGCGGTGGACCCGCCGATGAAAGGCCCGTCGTCGCTGCGGACGCAGAAGGTGTCGCTGCTCGCCGGCGACATCACGTATGTCGATGGCCTCGACGCCAACAAATCCTTCGTGCCGGTCCACGAACCGCGCCTGGAAGGGTTCCAGCACCTGACGCAGGACGCAGAAGAGACGCGCTATCTGATCCGCCGCGGGTTTTTCGAGGACCTGTTCCTGATGCTGGCGCAGTCGGAGCGCATGGGGCAACCGATCACGGCGCGCGAGGTGGAAGAGCGACACGAAGAAAAACTGATCGCCCTTGGGCCGGTGCTTGAGCGTACGAATGACGAACTGCTGAACCCGATGATCGACCGCTTGTTCGGCATGATGGGCCGCGCCGGCCTGCTGCCTGAGCCTCCACCGGACATCGAAGACGTAAAGCTGCGCGTCGAGTACGTGTCGATACTGGCCCAAGCCCAGAAACTGGTCGGGGTGTCGAGCCTCGACCGCTTCACGCAGACCGTGCTGACCATGGCGCCGGTCGTGCCCTCGGTGCTCTACAAGACGAACTTCTACCAGATTCTGGAGAACTACCAGGAGGCGCTCGGCACCGACCCGCGCACGCTGCGGACCGACGAAGAGGCCGCGGCGTTGGAGCAGGAAGCGAACCAAGCCGCGCAGCAGCAGCAGCAGGCCGCGGCGGTCAAGGACGTGGCCAGTGCGGTGCAGCAGACCTCGACCGAGCCGATGGCCACCGGCTCACCACTCGACGCGATCCTGAACGGGGTCATGTAAGTGCGGCTGCATCTGGACCCGTCGTTCAACGCTGCGGACCCGCAGGACGTTGCGGCCACGCAGCGGTTGGAAGAGATGCGCGCGCGCCAGGCGCGGAACGACCTAGTGGTGGCGCTGCGCTACCCCGAGGTGCGGCGCGTGCTGTGGCGCGTGCTGGAGCAAGCGAACGTGTTTGATGACATCTGGACCCCCGATGCGCTCGCGCTCGCGCACCGCACCGGGCGGCAGTCGGTCGGCCGTTTTCTGTGGGCGGCGATCGACGACGTGGACGAGGCAGCGGTAATGGCCATGCGAGCGGACGCGCGCGCGCGCATCCGGCAATTGCTGGCCGAGGCGGACTCCATGCGGACGCCGGCCACAGAAGAAGAGTAGCAACATGACACCCGAAGCAGTCGCACCAGTCGAACCGCCCGCCCCGGCCCCCGCGCCCACGCCCGCACCGGCTCCGACCCCGGCACCTGCCGCGGTCGTCCCGCCTGCGCCAGCGCCCGCACCGGCCGCGGCTCCCGCACCGGTGGTGCCTACGACCTACACGTTTGCCATCCCCGACGAGGCCAAGGTCTACCTCGGGGAGGACGACCAGACGCGCCTGGCGCTCATGGCCAAGAACAGTGGATGGACCCAGGAAGACCTCGACGGCGAGGTGGGGAACATCATCTTGGACCGCAAGGCCACGCACGCGGCGTTGACGGCCGAACTGCAGAGCCACGCGGAACTGGGCGGGGGGCAACGGGACGCCGCGCAGCGCGACATGCAGCGCGCGCTCGACTTTGCCTTGCCGAAAGACACGCCCGAGCGGCAGCGGTTCGACCGCGACATTGCACGTTTGGCTCTGGCGAACTACACGCCGCTGGCCTTGTTCATGGCGCGCATCGGGCGCGCGATGGGTGAGGATGGCCGCGGCGGGTTCACACCAGGTGGGGCGCCTGCGGGCGAGAAGACCACCATTGCCAAGCTGTTCCCGACGACCCCGGAGTGAACAGCACCCCTGAAACTTCCGCACGACGAATAGGTGTGTCCATGATTCGACTAGTACTGCTGGCTGTGGCGCTGCTGTGCGCCGCGGTGGTGCCGGCTGTCGCCTCGACCGGCGCGGCCTCGACGGGTCCCGCGTGGCTGCAACTGCTCGGCCTGGCCGTGGTGGGCGTGACCGTGCTGGCGACCACGAACCTGACGCTGGTGGACCGCGCGAAACGGATCGACCCGAACGGGCAGATCAGTGACATCGCGGAACTGCTGGCGCAGACCAACGAGATGCTCACTGACATGACGTGGAAAGAGGGCAACCTGACCACGGGCGAATTGACGACGATTCGCACGGCGCTGCCGACCGTCTACTGGCGCCTGATCAACCAGGGCGTGCTGCCGAGCAAGAGCCGGACGGTGCAGATCACCGAGCAAACCGGGATGCTGGAGGCGTATTCGCAGGTGGACAAGGCGCTCGCGGACCTGGGCGGGAACCCTGGCGCGCTGCGACTGTCGGAGGCGCGCGCGTTTCTGGAGGCCATGAATCAGGAGATGCAGTCCACGGTGATCTACGGCACCGCGAGCGCGCCAGAGGAATTCATTGGCCTGGCGGTGCGCTACTCGGACACCACCGCCGGCAACGGCGACAACATCATCAAGGCCGGCGGCACTGGCAGCACCGACAACACCTCGATGTGGCTGATCGCGTGGTCCGAAGAGACGGTGACCGGCATCTATCCGAAGGGCAGCAGCGCTGGCCTGTCGCACGAAGACCTCGGCGTCGAAACGGTCGAGAACGCGAACGGGGTCACGGGCGCGTTGATGCGCGCCTATCGCGACCACTGGGTCTGGAAGGCCGGCATTGCCGTCAAGGACTACCGTTACGTGGTGCGGATCGCGAACATCGACGTGTCGAACCTCGCGACCCCGAGCGATGCGGCCGACCTCATGACGCTGATGGGGGACGCGGAAGAGCGGATCCCGAACAGCCTCGGCCGGCGCGTCTGGTATGCGAACCGCACCGTGAAGCGCTATATGCGCCGGCAGATTCGCGCGGACGTGATGGAAGGCGGCGGGCTGACGTTCGACAACGTCGCCGGCAAGCCGACGATGATGTTCGGGGACACGCCCATTCGCACGGTGGACGCGATTCTCTCGACCGAGGATGTGGTCGTCTAGGCGACCGTTTCAGTTCAGGAGCAGCCCATGATTCTCGACAAACTGGCCGAACTGTCCACCGCGCAGGCGGTGACCTCGGCGGATGCGTATTCCGACTTCAGTTACGACCTCGGCAACGTCACCCCGAAGCACCGCATCGGCACCGGCACGCCGCTGTCGCTGATCGTGGTGGTGAACACGGCGGCGGCGGCGGATGGCGGCAGTTTCACCGACACGTTCGACGTGATCGCGGTGGCCAGTGCCAATGCGAACCTGTCGAGCCACGTCGAACTGATCAAGCGGCGGATCGCGGCGGCGGCGCTGACGGCCGGCGCGGCGTTCGACATCCCGATCCCGCAGTCGATTCAGAGCACGGCCGCGCTGCGCTACCTCGGCGCGCGCTACGAACTGGGGACCGACGACACGATCACGGTCAGCTGCTATCTGGTGCCGACCGAGCACGTCGGCGCGTGGATGACCTACGCCAAGGGCTACAGCATCTAGCGGTTCTGTCGCGCCGGGTTCATTGTCCATGCCCCACGGCGCGGCAGGGCGGGTTGGTGTCGGGAACGGAACACCCGGCACCAGCCTGTTTGGCCATGGTGGTCATCATTCACGGCGCGAAGGTGGACGGGGACGACCGCTACCCGAAGTATGGGCGGCAGGCGGAACTGTGGGGCTGCACGCGTGCGAACACCCGGTCCTGGGGCGGACGCCTCAAGGACTGGGACCGCTGGTTCGACGTGCACCCCCTGGTCAAGACCAAGGACTTCGCCGGCATTCCCGAGCGGAGGCCGGAAGCGTGGCGCTGGTATTGCGCGCAGGACGGGACGCGGCCGATCTACCTGCAGGCCCCCGAGGCGCACCAGGTGAGCCAGAGCCTGGCGCAGCAGCGGTTCGACCTGGTGCCGGGGGCGGTGCGGTTCCCGATCGCGCAGGTGCAGCAGGCGTTTGCGCTGCGCGAGCGCTGGGCGGCGCCGGTCGGGCCAACCTCGATGTTCTACTGCCAGGTCGGGATGATGATCGCGTTTGCGATCCACGAGGGCGCCGACACGATCGTGCTGAACGGGATCGGCCAGCCGCGGCACGAACACCACCAGCACCTGCACCGGGACATTGGCTACTGGATGGGCTACGCCCGAGGCCGCGGGATCGACGTGGTGATCGACGGCACCTCGACGTTTCTGCAGCCGGACTACCTCTACGCCTACGACAAGCACCATTTTGCCGAGCTAGCGCAGATGCGCCGGACCGGCGGGCAGGAAACCGAGCAGGACATCTACGAGCGGGTGGTGCGCGAAACGCGCCGCGGGCGCCCGGCGCGGCGCCCGGTGGGGGTGCATTGACCACCGCCGCGGTGACGGTCCGCAGCGCCCCGGCGCAGACCACGCTGGAGCAACTGGCGCTGGCGCTCGCCGGCCTGCCGGTGACGGTCCTGGGCGCGGCGCCCCTGGCCAAGGATGCGCCCGCCTACGTCGAGAGCAAGGTGCTGGCGGTGAACGGCGGCATCAGCAGCGTCAAGGGCAACCCGGACGTGTGGGTGGTCAATAGCCGGTCGAGCCAGTTCGACCAGTGGGGACCAGCCCGCCGGCGCTTGGCGCACCTGATGTTGAAGCAGGGGGCCGGGAAGCGCATCCCGCTTGCGGTGTTCCTGGCGCGTGAGCCGGAAGCGCCGCGCACCACGTTGGACATCTTGCGCCAATACGGCACGACGGTCGAGCGCTGGGCGATGTTGACGCAGATCGACCGCCGAATTCTGGAGGCGCAGAGCGGCGCCCGGCCGCACAAGGACACGAAAGACGCGATGAGTGCCGGGGTGACCGCCGCGGCCTTTGCTTTGCTCGCAGGAGCGGCAGAGGTGCGGCTGCTCGGGTTCAGTTGGAACCCTGGCTATGCCTACCTACCGGGGGAGCGGATCGACGCCCGCGGCCACGTGCCGGCGGACCAGGCCGCGCTCCGGTACCTGCAGGCGCGCTACGGGACGCGGCTGCAGCATTCGTTGTTCGTCCCGTCACGCACGAGGACATGACCATGGCACAGACCTACAACCCCACGCCCGCGGCTCGGTCAGCGCGGACCCGTGAGAACGAAAGCGGTAGTCAACCGTCACGCGACAAGACCAAGGTCGGGGACGAACACCGGCAGACCCGCGCGCAGGAGACGCGCCTGCAGAAGATCCGCGAGCAGACCCGGCCGCGGGACGAGGGGTCGGTGAAGCCGCGCGACGTGGCCGAGAACCGCGAGCCGGACCAGCGCGACGAGCGCCCCGGCCATGAGGAACGCACCAAGGGCGGGCGGATGCAGGTGCAGGCGCTGAAGGACCTCTGGTATCAGAACCGGAGCATCCGCGCCGGCGAAGTGTTCACCTTGCGCGATGCGAAGAAGTTCAAGGCCAACCAGATGATCGAAGTGGACTACAACCCGAAGGACACGCGCGAGGAACCGCTGGAGCCGGGGCCGGTGGCCGAAGGCATGGTGCCGGGGGTCTTCGCCTCGCATGACGGGCTGACCCCGCAGCAGCGCAAGGACCACGACTTTGGGAACGCCACCAGCAACGCGCAGGCGGACCCCGAGGCGCTGCCGGACCCCGGTGAGCCACCGAGCGTGCCGCCGGCGTCGTTGGCGAACCGCCAGACGTTGAGCACCGAGAAGCCGCAACCCGAGAAGACCGAGTAACCCCGACCGTGGGGCGGGTGGTCCCCCCGCCCGCCCCGCCCTTTCTGCCAGGAGCCTTCATGCCGATCCCGAAGCGTCCGACCCCGGACCCGCTACCGGACCCCATGCCCGACCTCGGCCCCGATGCGGCGCTGGGCGTGCCCTTGCCGCGCCACGAGTTGGTGCGGCACGACCAGGCCCTCGGGCCGGTCCAGGGACTGCCCGGCCCTATAACCGCTCCTAAGCCCGGCCACGAGCAACGGCTGCGCGGGCGCGCGATTCGGGTGCAGGCGCTCAAACCGTTGTTCCACAACAACCAGCGCATTCGCGCCGGCGAGGTGTTCACGCTCGTGGACCCGAGCAAGTTCAAGAGCGGGCAAATGGTCGAGGTGACGGACGAGCGCCCGCCGAAGGACACGCGCGAATTCGCCCCGGACGCCTTCCCGTTCCCGAAGGCCGCGGCGGTGAAGCGTGGCATTCCAGGGATGCCGCGGACGGCGCAGGGCACCCGGCCGACGCTGGACCCGCGCGCCGGCCTGGCGCAGCCCGACGACGAGGCGCTCGGCGCCGACCCCGACAAACTGCTGGAGTAGTCAGGCCCGGCCGTGCCCCACCTGAACGACAGTCCGCACAATGCTGAACTGCTGATCGCCGGCAGTCCGGTTAGTGACGGCACGATCGGTGTGGGCGAGGAAGCCTGGTATTACTACATCCCGACCGACTCTCCGCCGCAGACCAGTATCGGGTTCTGGGCCTATAGCGCGGACCTGACGTTTTACACCGAGGTGTCGGTCTACGACGGGTCCGCCGGCCCGTCTGATCTGACCGACCTGAACGGCATCAGTAACCCCTGGACTGGGGGCACGAACCTGCCCATGCAGATGGCGCTGGGTGATGCCACGGCGGTCTATTTCAAGGTGGTGCCGCAGGCGCCAGGCGGCACGCTGATCGTGGACCTCGTAGACGGCCCCGAAGAGGGCGCGAGCGGCGGCGAAATTCTCATCTGCGACGATACGCCCGGTTACCCGCTGGTCATTCTCGACGCGCTCGACGGGCACGCGCGCGGCTTGGTGACACCGTTTGCGGCCGGCGAGGCTGGGGACGCGCTAGCGACTGGACTGGTGGCGTTCTACGACTTCGACACCACCAGCGTGTTCGTCTACGACTCGACGGACTGGAGCACGGTGGCGGTCGTAACGCCGACCGGGAGCGGGGACCGGTTGCTGCGCACGAATCGGCAACTGGACCGCTGCTACGTTCTGAGCCACGACACCGGGACGGTCAAGATCCAATACATCGACAACACGGGCGCGCTCGACGCGACGGTCAGCACCGGCAGCCGCACCGGCACCGTGACCGGACTGGCGACGGACCCCACGGGGCAGTTCGCCTATTACGCGCAGTTCAACGGCGCGATCCGGGTGTTGTCCCTGTCCGACAGCGTGCAGCAGCCGGACCTCGTGGCCTATCCCGGCGACGGCAGTTTTAGCTGGGACATTCTGGTGCTGTCCAACGGCGACCTGTTGGTGATGCGCTACCGGCACGGTATCACCGGCGTGGTGGTGCACCGCTACGCCGACAACGGCGTCGAACTGCAGACCTACGACTTTGGCGATACGTGGACATCGCCCGCAGGCAGCCCGCCGCGCATGGCCTACGACCCGGCGGAACCGGACAGCTATTTCTGGGTCTTCCTGCACCCAGACGACCCGCGGGGTTACGCGACGTTCCAGAAGGTCACCATCGACACCGGCGTGGTGGTGCGCGACTTCACGCGCCCGGAATTTGAGATGGGCGTCTGGGACGCGGACGAAACGCTGACACCGGACGACCGGTTCGGGAACAGTTTTTCCTGCCCGCTGGTGCTGCTGCAGGGCGGGCCTGGCGAAGGCGGCAGCGACGACTCGGACGCCAGCGACGTGGTCGAGCCGACCACCGGCACGGTCACGGTCGTAAAGGCCGCGCTGGCCGAGCCATCGAGCGACACGCCGGTGTTCACGTTCACCATGTCCCCGGCGGACGCCTTCGACCCCAACACATTCACGCTTGAGCCTGGCGACAGCATGGTGTTCACTGACGTGCCGGCGGGCACCGGCTACGGGGTGAGCGAAGCGCCGTTGAGCGGCTGGGACCTGACCTCGACGGTGGTGAACAACGGCAGCGCCTCTGTGAACCTGACGGTGTCAGTCGGGGAAACCGTCACGGTGACCTTCACGAATGCCCCCGACGTTTGCGAGTGTTGCTTGAGCACCAGGCTGCAGATCACCAACCAGGCGCTGGCCAAGCTGGGGCACACGCGCTTCATCACCGACCTCGACGAGGCGACCGCCGAGGGCTACACCGCAGCGGAACTGTGGGACGCCGCGCTACGGACGAGCCTGCGCCACTGGGACTGGCCGTTTGCCACCAAGTATGCCGGCGGTGCCGACGCGGTCGATGGCTACATGAACCTGATCGACGGCAGCGCCAGCGACCCGACTGTGGCCGATGAGTGGGTGTTCGCCTACCGCTATCCGATCGACTGCCTGCACGCCAGGCGGATCGTGAAGGAGGGCGGCGCCGGGCGCGGGTTCGACCCCGAGCCGATCCCGTTCCGGGTCGGCCGGACCTGGAACGGGGTCAACGACGTGCCGTTGATCTACTGCAACGTCGAGGATGCGGTGCTGGAATACACCGCGCTGGTCGAGTGTTCGGAGGACTTCTTCGACGCCTTGTTCGAAGATGCGCTGTCCTGGCGCCTGGCCGGGATGCTCGCGCCAGGCCTGACGCGCACGGCCAAGACCGCCACCGAGTGTATGCAGCTGTTCATGGCGGTGCTGGACATGGCCAAGGCGGTGGCGGCGCAGGAAGCCCAGCAAGAGAAGCACGGCCAGGCGAGTTGGACCCGCGACCGAGCCTGACATGGGCCTCGCGGACTACGCCTTCCAGCGGGCCTTCAGTGGTGGCGAGCTAGACCCGAGCCTGCACGCGCGCGCGGACATCGCGCGCTACACGCAGGGGTGCCGGTCGCTGGTGAATTTCTTCGTCCGCAAGAGCGGCGGGATCAGCAACCGCGCCGGCACGCAGTATGTGGCGACCGCCGGCGACCCCGAGAACCTGGTGTTCATTTACCCGTGGACGTTCAGTGCCGCGGACCAGGCCGTGCTGATCGAGGCCGGCGACTACTACTTCCGGTTCCATCAGAACGGCGCCCCGGTCGAGATACTCGAAAGCACGGTCCCGGCCTGGAGCGGCAGCGACGAGTATTTTCAGGGCGACCTGGTGGTCATTAGCGGGGTGATCTACTACGCCACCGCGGACAATAGCGGCAGCGACCCGACCGACCCGAGCGACAGCAGTTGGTATCCGCTGCCGGGCACCATCTACGAAATCCCGACCCCGTATCCGAGCGGGGCGTTCAACAGCCCGGCGCCACTGCGGTTCAGCCAGACCGGTGCGCTGATCACGATCACGCACCCCGGCTTCGCGCCGATGGAGTTGCAGAATACCAACACCTTGGCGAGCGCCCCGCGCTGGGTGCTGGTGCCGGTCGAGACGGACCCGAGTATCGACGCGCCGCCCACCGACTCGTTTCTGGAGGGGCAACCATCGCAGCCCCCGACCGGCAGTGACGCGAGCCACGACCCGGTGCCGGGGGACCGGACGTTTCGCTACCTCGTCACGGCGGTCAGCCAGGTCACCTACGAAGAGAGTCTGCCGTCTGCCGTGATCGTGGTGGCGAACACGCAGATTCCGACCGAGAGCTACCCGGTGGTACTGACGTGGACGGCGGTGCTGGGCGCGGTCGAATACAACGTTTACCTCGACCCGTTCGGGAACAACACGTTCGGCTACGTCGGCAAGGCCACCGAGCAGGAGACGTTCAAGGACGTGGGGTTCGCGCCGGACTTCACGCGCACCCCGCCCGTGCAGCGCAACCCGTTCAGCGGCACGTATGACAAGCCCGAGATGAGCACGATCTACCAGCAGCGCCGGGCGTTCGGCTACACCGACAACAACCCGGCCGGCGTCGAGATGAGCCGCACCGGGTTCCGGTCCAACTTCACGATGAGCAGCCCGATCCAAGACGACGACGCGATCAGCTTCACGCTCGCCAGCAACGACAACAACGTGGTGCGGGACCTGGTGCCGCTCGACAACCTGGTCTTGTTGACCGAGTCAGGCCCGGTGGTGCTGTTCGGGGACGGCCAGGACGGGGTGATCCGGCCGGACGCGATCAACGCGCGCAACCAGGGCGAGGGCGGGGCCGCGCGCGCGCCGGCGACGATCGTCGGGAACAGCGCGGTGTACATCCACCGCGGCGGGCACATGGTGCTGGTGTTCGACCTCGGCGGGCAGCAGGGCACGAGCGTGACTGACCTGACGGTCATGGCGCAACACCTGTTTGAGTCGCGCACGGTGATCAAGGTCGTCTACTCGAAAGACCCGCATTCGATCGTGTGGGCGCTCGGGAGCGACGGTGTGCTGCTCGGGCTGACGTTCGTGCCATCCGAGAACGTCTGGGCGTGGCACCGGCACACGACCGGCGACGGCGACGTGATCGAGGACATCTGCGTGTTGCCCGAAGAAACCGGGGACGTGCTGTATCTGGTGGTGCGGCGCACGGTCGGCAGCAGTGAGACGCGCTACATCGAGCGCCTGGCCCAGCGCGAAGGGATCACCGCGACGAACCTCGCCGCGCGCTGCATCTTTGCCGACAGCTGCGTGACCTACAGCGGCAGTCCGGCGTCGAGCGTGACCGGCCTCGACCACCTGGAAGGTCTGGTGGTGTCGGTGGTGGCGGACGGGGCGGTGGTGTTCAACGGCGACCCGAGCGCCGCAGCCGCGGCTACCTACACGGTGTCGAGCGGCGCGATCACGTTGCCGGCGGCAGCGTCGGTCGTGCATGTCGGCCTGCCGATCCGATGGGCGCAATTTGAAAGCCTGAGCCTCGACGTGGAAGGCAGCAACGTGCGCGCGAAAAAGAAGCGCGTGCAGGGCATCACCGCGATCGTCGATCGCAGCGTGCAGGGGTTCTGGGCCGGCAAGACCGAGGGGACGTTGACACAGCAGGTGCGGAAGACCTGGGAGACACCGGGTGCGCTCGTGAGCCAGGCGCTGGAGATGTCGATCCTGGCGTCGTGGGACGACGAAGGGCGCTTCATCCTGCGCCACACCGAGCCGACCCCGCTGACGATCCTGGCCTTGCTGCCGTTCATTGAAGTGGGAGCCTGACATGCCTGGCATATCGATCACGACCGCGCTGCTGATCGCCAGTGCCGCGACGAGCGCCGCCGGCACGGCGCAGTCGGTGCGCGCGGCCCGGCGCGGTGGCAAGGCGGCGCAGGCCGCGGCCAATGCCGAAGCCGACATGATGGACTACAACGCCGCGGTGGCTGAAATCAGTGCCACGCAAGCGGCCGAGCAGGGCGAGGTGGAGGCCGCGCGCTACAAGGAACAGGTCGAAGGCGTGATCGGGTCGCAGCGTGCTGGCTACGCCGGGCAAGGCGTGGACGTGTCGAGTGGCAGTGCGCTGGCGGTGCAGGCCGATACCGCGGCGATTGCCGAAATGGACGCCCTGCAGATCAAGAGCAACGCGGCGCGCACGGCCTGGGGCTACAAGGTCGAAGCCTACGACAACAAGAAACGGGCGGTCTATGCCCGGCAGGAAGGCGTGATGATGGCCGCGGCTGGACGCGCACAGGCGAATGCCGCGCTGATTGGCGGGGTCGGCGGGATCATCACGACCGGGCTGAACTACTCCATGCAGCGGTATGGGTTCGGGCACCCCGGTGACCGCAAGCCGTTGGTGAACCGGGCGCAGAACTACCCGTCGAAGATGTATACGCTGCCGAGCATTCCGGGGTATCGCTAATGCCGACCGTGCCACGCATCCAGCGCGAGGTTGGACCGCAGCCACTGCCCAATGCCCGGCGCGCGGCGAAGCTGACTCCGACCGCGGCCGGGGTCGGGCTGGCCGCAGCGCAAGGCAACATCGGGGAGGCGCTGCAGCAGACCGGCTACACGGTCGGGATCATGGCGGCGCGGCTGCAGCGCGCGCAGGCGGAAGAGGCCGAGCGCGCGCGCGACGAGGCGAACCGCGCCGCGGTGATGCGCCTCAAGAACAAAGCCGACGTGTGGAAGCGCAACAACGTCTACGACCCGACGACCGGCTACCTGACGGTGGTGGGCGAGAACGCGCTGCTACTGCCCGAGAAGGCCCAGCAGGATTTGAAGAAGTTCGGGGAGGACATCGACCCGGACCTGAACACGCCCGAGCAGGAACTGGCGTGGGAGGAAATCTACGCCGAACTGCAGGACTCGACGATGCTGACGGTGTATCGGCACACCTCGACCGAGGGGCAGAAGGTCATGGTGGCCGAGTCTACCGCGCGCATGACGAATTCGCAGTCGCTGGCGATCGCCTCGGCGCTCGACCCGCCGCAAGCGGTCAAGCACATCACCGAGGGCATGAAGGCGATCGAGGAAACCGCGCGCCTGGAAGGCTGGGGCAAGGACACGACGGACCTGGCCAAGCAGGGGTTCGCCAGTAACGTCAACGTCGGGATCATCCACACGCTGGTCAAGGCCGGCCAGAGCGACAAGGCGCGGATCGTGTTCAACGAGGCGCGCAAGCACAACGTGATCGACGGCAAGCAGATCCCCGACCTGATCGCGCTGCTCGACGAGCAGGACATGACCGCGGAGGCGCAGCAGGCCTTCGACGAACTGGACAAGTCAGGCCTGCCGCTCGACCAGCAGATGACCGCGGCCAAGCAGCGATACACCGGGAAGAAACGGGAGTTGGTGCTCGACCTGATCCGGCAGGAACAGTCCGACGACCATATGGCCGAGGCCGCGACGATCAAGGCGCGTGACCACGACATCATGCAGATCCTGCTGAAGGACCCGCGGTTCAACGCGATCCCGGCGCATTGGCGCAAGGACTTTGGCAGCGCGGAAGGCACGCACTGGAACAGCGTGATCGCCAACATTCGCGCGAGCCGCGAGAGCGGCGGCACCCCGTCCCCCTACGCCAAGATCAGCAAGCCGAGCGTGAAGGACTACCTGCTGACGTGGATGCAGAAGGACCCGGCGTTTTACGCGAATATCCCGCTCGGCGCGCCGCGGTATGTCGGCAGTCTGACCCAGGAGGACTGGGAGCAATTCCGGCGCGCGCAGGTGGCGGTGCTGAACGACCAGCAGAAGAACGCGGTGGATATCCTGAAAGGGAATTTCACGTTCAAGGATGTGTGGTCGGCGGCGCTGACCTCGGCCAGCATCCGCAAGGACGACCCGCGGCTGGACGACATCCAGGCGACCGTCGAGCACGAAATCAAGGTCGAGGCGACCTACAAGGGGTCACCGCTGACCTCGGCCGAGATGGAGCCGGTAGTGCGCCGGGTCCTGCAGCGGCACACGCTGGAGCAGGGCACGCTCTGGGACAAGACCCGCCTCGGGTTTGAAATCAAGTTCGCGGACATTCCGCTGGCCGACCGGAAAGACATCATCGCGGCGATCCAGAAGATTCCCGGCCAGCCGGCCGTCAGGAACCCGGCGACGGACGACCGGGTGCTGGTGATGTATCGGCGGATGCTGCAGCTGCGGGCTGAAGGGAAGGCCCCGTAGTGAGCATGAACCCCTACGACGAACTGGCCGAGGAACTGCCGCAAGCCCCTTCGCCGGTCACCGCGCCGCCGAAGCCGCGCGCGCCGAACCCCTACGATGCCCTGGCGCAGAACCCGGTCGAGGACCCGGTCGCTGCGCTGATGCGAGCGCAACGGCAGAAGGCGCTGGAGCAGAGCCGGGACGCGCGCGTCAAGGCGCAGCAGATCGGCAAGACGCTGGGCCTGCCGGTCGGCCTGATCCACGACCAAGACGTGCCGGGGCTGGAGAAGCAGGCACAGCACGCGCTGGTGCCAGACGAGCGGATCGCCAAGGACTCGCCGGCGCTCGCAGCCTGGCTGGCTGGCGAGCCGGACGCGGCTTCGCTTGCGGCGGGGGACCTCTACCGGCTGGGGGCCTGGGAGTGGTTCAAGACGATGCCCCTGAAGGCCTGGGACATCGGCATGGCGCAGCGGCGCATTGCCTACCTGCAGGCCGAGAAGGTGCGCCGGCCGAACCATAAGCTGACCGACGCCGAGCAGCAGGCACTGCTCTGGGACAAAAACTGGATCGCCACGAACAGCGACCTCGACATCGGCAAAAGCTGGTGGCGCGATCACCTCACCGGGAATATTGGCGTGTTGCCGGGCATCTTCTCGGGGATCACGAATGCGGCCTACCGCGGCGGGACGGGCACGGTGCTCGGGTATGGGCTTGGCGCGGCGGCAGGAGGCTTGGCCACCCGCACGCCGGCCGGGGCGCACGCGTTCGGGATGGGCGTGGCCAGGATATCCGGCCGGTATTCGGCCCGCCTCGGGTTCGCGGAGGACATCTACGAACAGGAGATGGGGTCGGCGCTCGACGAATACGAGGACATCACCGACGAGCAGGGCCGGAAGATCGACCCGGACGCGGCGATGGGCGCGGCGATGGCCGCGGGATTCGGGAACGCGCTGCTGGAGAACGTTGAGGTGGGGGTCTTTCTCAAGGCCTTCAAGAAGGTGTCGCCGGACCTGGCCAAGCAGGTGGCGAAATACGGCGCCAAGAAAGTGGTGCGCGAGGCCCTGCGGAACCGCACCGTGCGCGCGGCCTTCGCGCACGCCTTCAAGACCTACATGAAGACCTACGGCAAGGAAATCAGCATCGAAGGTCTGCAGCGGATGTGGACCGTGATGACGGCGAACCCGGCTCTGGAAATGAGCGGGATGGAGCCGCGGAGCTACACCGAAATTGCCCAGGAGGGGGTGAAGGAGGTGGCCGGCGCGGCGTCGTCGCTGTCGCTGATCGTGGGCCTGCCGGCCTCGGTGCAGTTGGCGCGTGGCATCAAGGAGGCGGGGAAGGCCCCGGACATCCAGCAGTTTTTCAAAGCCTACGGGGCGCTGGCGAAGGACAGCACCACGGTCAGGGACGCCCCGGAGGCCGCGGCCCGGTTTCTCAAGATGGCCGGCGGCGAGCACATGTCCGCGGTGTATGCGCCAACCGACCTCTGGGACGAATTCTGGCAGTCCCAGGAGAAGGACCCCGACGAGATGGCGGACCAGTTACTCGGGGAAGAGGGCGCGCTGGAGAAGGCCAAGGCCAACGGCACCGACCTCGTGATCCCGATCGAAACCTACGGGACGAAACTGGCGCCGACCGAATGGAACGACGGGCTGTCGGAAATCCTGCGGGTTCACCCGCGGGGCAGCAACGCGATCGAGGAGCGGGCGTTTATCGAAGCGCGCAAGGCCCTCGCGGAGCGGGAGAACCTGGAACCGGAGCCAGGAGAGGCAGGGGCACCCGTCGAAGGTGCGGCGCCCACAGAGGCGCCTGGCGAGGCCCCGACACCGGGCGTGCCCCTGACCCCGGAGCAGCGGCAGTCGCGCCTGGCGCAGTTCGTCGGGGAACTGCAGCAGCAGTTGACCCTGACGCGGCGCTACACGGCGAGTGAGGCGCGCAAACTGGCGCGCTACCTGGCGGCGCCGATCGGGCAGTTGGCGCTCGACATGGGCATGGACCCCTACGACGCCGCGGCGAAGTATGGGCTGGAGATACGGACCAGCGTAGACCCGCGCATCCAGGCCCAGCCGCGCCAGGCGCCGGCCACTGGCACACCCACTGCAACGGTCGCGCCTGAGGCGGGCACACCCCAGCCATTGACGGCCGAAGGGCAGTTGCCCCAAGATGAGACACAGAATGCCATTCGACAGGGCGAGGCTGCGCCGGCTGCTGGCACCGCACCCGAAACTGCACCTGGCACCGCCCCTGCCGTCCCTGCCCTCACGCGCGGTCCAGACGAAACCGACGCCGACTTCGCCCGCCGGCAAGACCTCGCGGCGATCGAAGAGTCGCTTGCCGCGGAGCAGCGCAGCCTAGACCAGGCGCTCGACGCCGAGCGGGCGCTGTTCGCGGTCCTCGACCCCGAGCAGGCCGAGCAGGACCTGGCCGAGGAAATAGGCGAGGACCGCGCGCGCGAGGTGCAAGAGGCCTTCGACCGTGCGGTCAAACTGCTCGATGCGGCCGAGGGGCACGGTGACGGCCTCGACGTGCCGACCTCGCTGGAAGCCTGGCTGGCCAGTGACGCGGCAGCGGAGGTGCTCGACCCCGACCTGTTGCAGGCGGCGCGCGAGGCCCTCGGGCTGGCCCTGGAACCCGAGGCCCCGACCGACGAGGAACTGTCGCAGGCGGAAAAGACCGCCGCGGCCGGGCCGAAGCCGAAGAAGCCGGCGAAGAAGGCCGTCCCCCTCAACCTGACGAACCTGCTGGTGGCGCCGATCAAGTGGGTCGGAGAGGCGCTGCATATCTCGACGCGCGTGCCGGACGGTCCGAAGGCGCAGCCGGCCACCGAGCCACTGGTGACCACGCTACCGGTGCTGATGGACGCAGACCCGGTCGGGATCAAGCGGTTCGCGGACAAGGTGCGCGAGCAGGACACGCTGACCAAAGAGGAAAAGGCCAACCCTGACGACAAGGCGGTGATCGAAACCTTCATCGAGCGCAGCGTCGATAACCTGCGCTGGCTGTGGGGGCTGTTCCCCGACGACATCCGCGAGCGGGCGCAGGAGTGGTATGTCGGCGGGCACCGCCTGGCCCAGCGCCTGAAGGCCCGGCACAACCTGACCATCAGCCAGGCCGCGGCGCTGATCGCGGTGCTCAGTCCGCAGATGGACTGGTTCAAGAACATGAACCTGGCGTTCAGGCTTGCGGATATTTATGCACTGATGGAGGAAACGAACCCGGTGTTCGACACGGCGTATTTCGACAGCTACGCCAACCGGGTGCGGACCGCGAAAGTGGAGAAACGCCGGCGCACGCCCGAGTTGTATGCCAAACGGGAGAAGGCGATCGAATACGTGCGCCAGAAGTATGTCGGGCGGAAGTGGTCCGAGATTGACGTGGGCGGGCAGGCGATCATGCTGCGTGACTACGACGAGCAGCACAACGCCCGCTGGCACCATGTCATTACGCCGGAGGGGGACTTCCACGACTTCGTGCAGACCGACCCCGACAAGCAGGGCCGCAGAAAGAAGGTCAAGGTCGGGTGGGGACCGTATAAGGCAATCGCGAACGGGATCCAGATTCTGAAGGACCCGAGCGCGCGCAACATCCACGCCCGGCTAGGAGGGAAGCACAAGGTCCGCAGTTTCTACATGAACATCCTCGACCCGTCGCACCCGGAGGTGGTGACGATCGACACGCACGCGAGCGCGGCGGTGGTGCTGCAGCCACTGTCGGGCAGTGACGGGTTCGTGAAGCGGGTACTGAGCCAACCGCCCGGCATCAAGGACAAAGGCCTGATGGGCCTGAACGTGATCGTGGCCGAGGCCTACTTCCGCCTGGCGCGGCGCATTTCGGCCGAGCGGGCCGCGGAGGGTCTGCCGCCGGTGATCGGGCGCGAGGTGCAGTCGGTGACGTGGGAGGTGATCCGGCTGCTGTTCCCGGCGGTCGAGAAACGGATCAAGGACAAGAACGAGAAGGTGCTGCTGAAAAAAGTGGCGGCGATCTGGTCCGACTTTAGTTCTGGCACAATAGACCTCCATGAAGCTCGACGCCAAATCCTTGGAACAGTTAAGACTGAGGGCGGTATACGACGACCCGCTTGGGCAGATGCTGGCCGAGGGGTGGCCCCTGACGAAGGCGAGCTACCTGGCGGCATCCACTATGGGGCTGGAGCCAGACTTCCCGCTCGACGCGGAAACACTGGGCGAGATCCCCGAGGAATTGGAGGGGTCGGTGCCGAGGAACCCGGAGGAGTATTGGGCGGCATGGGACTCGATCCCAATGCCCCCGAAGCCGACGACGGACTAGCCCTTCTCGACACCGACACCGAGGAATACGACCAGCCGGCCAGCCCGCCGGCGAAGGGGCAGCAGGCCTTGCGGTTGTTCCGCAACGACAACCAGGCCGGCCCCGAGGCGCAGCGCCTGATCCGCGCCCTGCTCGACGCCGGTGTGCGCCTGCCTTTGGACCAGACCCAAGCCGCGCAGGTGATCTACCTGCTGCTCGACAAGCTGCACCAGAACCCGGACATCACCCCAGCGCAGTTCGCGCACGCCGCGGAGCAGCTGGGCCTCGACATGGGGCTGCGCCAGCCGGCGGGCCGGAACCTGATCATTCAGCACAACACGACGGCGAAGAAACTGCGCCAGGTGCTGCGCCGGCTCGGCGGATTCTTCGCGGTGCCGTCGCTGGCGATCACTGGGGCCGAGCAGGCCGTGACCGGGTTCGGGGACATCACGTTGTTGGGGGACCGGGAACTGGCGGACCCGTCGCGCGGCGCGCGCGTGTTCGGCGCGGACATCTACAGCCCGCGCTACCCGTCCGTTACCACCACCGTGTCGGCGCGGAAGGTCAAGACGGTGCTCGACCCGCTGATCGCCAAGTGGGGGATGCAAACCGAAGACTACGTGGCGATCGAAGACCTGGAAGAGCAGGGGATCGCGGCGCTGCACGAAGTGGGGGCGCTGCATCTGGAATTTCTGGAGCAGCACGGGATCACCCCGCTGCCGGCGCGGATGCAATTGAGCCAGGCCGGGATCCCTTACCCGGACGCCAACCTGTCGCAGGCGCAGTGGATGCAGCAGATTCGGGAGGCCGGGCTGGAGTCCGCCTACGTGGCTTACGTGCAGGACATCTGGGACAGCCTGCAGCCGAAGGAGAAGATCGACCGCGGCGTGACGCGGACGGGCAACCGCCGGCGCGGCAAGCCGCACACACTCGAAAACGTCGTGACGATGATGCGGCGGAACCTGCGCGGCGGCGAGCACGCGCAGAACATCTACGGCATGGGCCATGTGCGCGCGCGGGTCACACCGCAGTTTCGCAGTCTCGCGGCGATCAAGCGCGCGGCCGGCGAGCGCATCGTGACCAAGGAGGTGATGCGCGATTACCAGCGGCAGGTGGAGTTGGCGCTGCGTGACCTGGTCGAGATGCTGCAGCCGTATGCCGAGTATGGGCCGCTCAGTAACCAGGGCGCCATGGAGCTGCTCTACGACGTGCCGCGGATGGGGCTGACGCGCGCCCTCTGGTATCACAGCTTCAAGAGTGTGCCGGCGGACGTGCAGAGCGAAATCGGGGATTTGCTCACCGGGCTGAAAGACCTCCCGACCGAATATTTTGAAACCAAGCATATGCGCGCGGTGGGCCTGTCGGAATTCACCGCGGCGGTGGTGCCCGACAACGTCGAACCGGAGATACGCACGGCGCTGGAAGCCGCAGGCCTGGAGGTGCGGACCTACCCGCGGCAAGACCAGAAGGCGCGGCAGGACACGGTCGCCACGACCGCCTCCGAACTGGACGTGATGTTCCAGCCTGAGGGCCAACGGCCGGGTGCGCCGGCGGGCCGGCGCGGCAGTTACCGCCGGGACCGTACCACCGGGCAGGTGACGTTGAACCTGTTCACCGCGGCGGACCCCTCGACGGCACTGCACGAGGGCGCGCACTGGTTCATGCGTGTGCTGCACGACATGGCGCAGACGGCGCTCGCCATCCCCGAGGCCGAGCGGACGGACGGGCACAAGCGGGTGATCGCCAACTACAACGCCGCGCTGCAGACGCTCGGGGCGCGGACGTTTGCCGACCTGACCGAAGAGCAGCACGAGCGCTGGGCCGACCAGTTCGTCGCCTACCTGATGACCGGCAAGGCGCCGAGCCGGCAGCACCGTGACCTGTTCATTACGTTCCGGTCGTGGCTGATGCGGGTCTACGAGAACTTCACGCAGTTGGGCGGGGAGGTGCACCCGAACCTCAAGAAGGTGTTCGACCGGCTGCTGGCCTCGGACGCCGAAATCGCGCAGGCCGAGGCGGACGGCAACGTGCGCCCGCTGTTCACGACGGCCGAAGACATGGGCTGGACGCCCGAGCGGTTCGCGGCCTACCGGGCCGCGGGGCAGGACGCGCACGACGAGGCGGTCGAGCAGTTCGACGCGCAGTTGATGCAGGACGTGGCGCGCGAGCAGACCGAGGCGTGGCAAGCGCAGCGCGCGGTCGTGCAGGCCGAGGTAGCCGAAGACGTGCACAGCCGGCCGGTCTATCGGGCACTGGCCGGGATCCGGCGCGGCACCTTGCCGAACGGGCAGTCACTGACACCGGGCGAGGCGCCGACCGCACTGCCCATGAACCGCGCCGCGGTCGTAGCCCTGGTCGGCAAGGACCGGGCGCGGGCGCTGCCGCGGGGCCTGATGACGACCAAGCCCGGCGAGGGCGACACCCCGGACAACCTGGCACTGATGTTTGGGTTTGCCGGCGGCGACCAGATGATCACGGCGCTCACCGAGGCGGCGCCGATGCAGGCGGTGATCGAAGAGGAAACCGACCAGCGGATGCTCGACGAGCACGGGTCGCTGCTGATGTCGAGCGAACTGGCCGAGTCGGCCGAGCAGGCGGTCACCAACGAGAAGCGCCAGGCGGTGGTCGAGGCCGAACTGCGGGCCATTGCCGCGAAGAAACGCGAGGTGTCGCCGTTCACGGCGCAGGCCCGGCGCGAGGAACGGGTGAAGACGCGCAAGGCCAAGGCCGAGCGAGACGCCTTGGCGCAGGAACTGCGCGAGGCGCGGCAGGAACGGCGCGCGGCGAATGCGCGGATGCGCGGGTCGATCCCGTCCCGGCAGGCGGTGCTCGCGGCGGTGCGCGCGCAGTTGGCTGCGACCATGATCAGCAAGCTGCGCCCCGACCGTTACTGGGCTGCGATGCAGAAGGCCTCGCGCCTGGCGGTCGAGGCGGCGAACCGCGGCGACTGGGCCACGGCCGCGCACCAGAAGACGATCGAACTGGTCAACATCGTCCTGTATCGCGAGGCGGTGGACGCCAAGAAGGACATTGCCCGGCGCGAGAAGGCCATGAAGGCGCTGGCCAAGACCGCCACGCAGAAGATCCTCGGCAAGGCCGGCGCGAACTTCCGGTCGCAGATCAACGGGTTCCTGGCGCGCTACAACCTGGCGCAAGTGGACCCGCAGTCGCTGGAGGACCGCCCGGCGATCGGTGGGTGGCTGGCGGCGCGTGCCGGCGAAGGCGACCCCGTGGACGAACTGCCGTGGATCATGGCGAACGACCAGGCCGAGATGCCCTACAAGGACCTGACCTTGGAGCAGTTCGTGGACCTGACGGACGGGATCGCGATGCTGACGAAGTGGGCGCGGCGCACGACGTTGTTCTCGAAACTGTTCGACCAGGCCGACATGATCGCGCACCGGGACTTGCTGATCGTCGAAGGCCTGGCCAACGTGCCGCCGTCCGACAAGCCCCCACTGATCGAATACGACGACAAGGCGGTGCGGAACCGGAAGATCGGGTTGTATTTCGCGCGGCTGATGAAACTGGCGGCGATCATGCGGGTGCTCGACGCTGGCAAGGATGACGGGCTGTTCTGGAATACGTTCGTGCGGCCGTTGAACGAGGCGGACGCGCGCGCGCGGACTCGCAAGGCCGAGGCGTTCCGCGCGTTTGAAAAGTTGATGGACCTGCTGCCGGGCGGGATGTTGAGCCTGAAAGAGAAGAGCCACGTCGAAGGCGTGGCGACCATGTCGCGGGACATGCGCCTGTCGATCGCGGCCTACTGGGGCACGCGCACCGGGCGGGACCGACTGCTGAACGACCCGGTGCGCCGGTTCTCGCAGCAGCAGTTGGAACTGGTGATCGACAGCCTGGACGAGCAGGAGTGGGCCTACGTCAACGGCATGGTGGCCTACGTCAATTCCTACTGGGAAGACATCGCGAACCTGCAGGAGCGGGTCACCGGCATCCGCCCGCAGAAGGTGGACGCCGAGCCATTTATGACCCGGTTCGGGGAGCAGCCAGGTGGCTACTGGCATATCGACTACGACCCGCGCATGGGCACCATGGCGCAGTCGCACCAGACCGCAGAAACCCTCGACCAGTTGAAGAAGGGCGCCTACCTGCGCTCGACCACGCGCCAGGGGCACAACGAGCCGCGCAAGAAACATGTGCAGGCGGCGCTGAAACTGGAGATGTCCACCGGCTGGACGCACATCGAGCAAGTGATCCACGACCTCACGCACCGGGAGGTGCTGCTCGATTTGAACCGGCTGCTGCGGGACACGAAGTTCGACGCCATGCTGCGCTCGACGATCGGCGCTGAATGGAAAGACCAGATCGCGGAGGTGATGAGTGCGATCGCGGTCGGCAACGGCGCGAGCCACCACGGCGAAGAGGCGCTGGCGTGGATGCGGACGGGCGCGCAGATCAGCGTGCTGGCGTTTGCGACCTGGACGGCGATGCAGCAGCCGACCGGCATGATCAACGGGATGCAGCGCCTGGGTAAGACCGGCCCCTACTGGGTGGCCAAGGGCATGGGCCGGTGGCTGTCGTTCAACCCGATGAAGATGTATGAAACGGTGCAGTGGGTCAGCGACAAGTCTGTGGTGATGCGGGACCGCGGCGTGAACATGAACGAGGACGTGCGGCAGCTGCGTGCGTCACTGCAGCAGGCCGGCGGGTGGTTCGACCGGGCGGTGCGGAAGATCACCAACGACCGCTGGGGGCGGGAGTCGATCCTGGAAGCGTTCATGTTTCCGATCGCGCTGGCGCAGCGCATCGCGGACATGCCGGTGTGGCTCGGGGCCTACGAGAAATACATGGCCGACCCGCAGGAGAACCGCACCGCCGAGGAACACGACGCGCGCGCGGTGGCGCTCGCAGACCAGATCATCATCGACAGCCAGGGCAGCGGGTCGATCAAGGACCTGGCCTCGGTGCAGCGCGGCGGGCCGGCGTTCAATATGTGGACGATGTTCTACAGCTACGGTTCGACGACGTGGAACAGCGCCGCGGTGTCCTACCACGTCAACGACCTGACCACGGTGTCCGGCTGGGCCAAGTTCACCACCTCGCTGTTCGGGATCTACGTCGCGCCGTCCGCGGTGGTGCTGTTCATGGGGCACCGGGTCGGCAAGTTCAAGGACGAGGACTGGTCCGAGTGGTTCCTGCATTTGGCCATGGAGTCGCTGGGGTCGGCGCTCAACGGGCTGATCTTCGTCCGCGAATTAACCAATGCGCTGAAGCAGGCCGTGACCGGCGAGCCGGTGCGGAACTACCAGGGGCCGGCCGCGGTGAAGATCTTCACGGCCTCGACGCGCCTGATCCAGCAGAGCGCGCAGGGCGAACTGGACGCGGCGCAATTGGCGGCGCTGAACGACACGCTGGGTGTGTTGTTGAAGTGGCCGAGTGTCGCGGCCAGCAACGCGGTGCGTGGCTACGTGGCGTTGGAAGAAGGGCGCTCGCGCAACCCGTTCGTGCTGCTGCTCGGTCCGCCCCCTGAGGAACGGTAGTGCCAGGTCCGCGGCGTGCGCCCCCGCCCGTTAGTTCGCGCCGGCTGACCGGCGTGCCGCGCCGTGGCGTGGTGCTGACGGACCCGGCCGGGCGCTGCTACATCGCGGCGTTGCCCGAGCACGGCGGCAGCGGGGTGGCGCTGGGCGGGGACGGGGGGTTCCATCCGGTGACCCCGCCGCCGGTGACGGGGGGGCCGACCGGGGACGTGATCGGGCCGGCAGGGGCGGTGGACGAAATGATCGCCGTCTACGACGGGGTCACCGGGAAACTGATCAAAGACGGCGGGATGACCATTGCGGACATCCTGGCGCTGATCGGCGCGGGCGGCGGCGGGGACGTGGTCGGGCCGGCGTCGGCGGTGGACGACCGGATCGCCACGTTCAACGGGACCACCGGCAAGGTGATCCAAGACGGCGGGAAGACGATCACCGAGGTGCTTGCGGACGCGGACACGGCCGCCGACGCCGGGGACGCGGCCACGCTGGTGACGGCCAACGCCTACACCGACAGCGAACTGGCGACACACACCGCAGACCCAGACGCGCACCACGGTGAGAAGGACAGTGTCGAACTGGACGCGGGGGATCTGCACTTGGTGGGTGACCTCGCCAGCCCCGGCCCTGACATGGTTTACGGCACCGACGCGAGCGGCGACAGGGGCTGGAAGGCTGACCCGGTGGTAGGAGCATCGGGGCCGCTCTACTACGAACCGTTGACCGATGGCGACTTGACGCAGCCGGAACTGATCTTTGCTCTGGGGGACGTGGTTATGGTGGCGGTCTACTAATGACGGCGCTGAAGCCTCGACTTGTCATTCTGCCGGCGGGCCTGCGGAGCGCGCAGCCGGCCGCAGCGAGTGTCGCCGTGGGGGCGCTCTACTTCGTGACCGACGAGGGCGTCGTCGAGCGGAACAACGGCACGGCCTGGACCGCCTACAGCGCAGCTGCGGTGAGTCTGCCGACGTTCACTGCCGCGGCGGTGCCGTTTGCGAATGCGCTGGGCGTGCTGACCGAAGACCCCACGAAGTTCGTCTACGACAACCCCAATGACACGCTGCGCGTGCCGACCGTGGTGGGCGGCACCGGCACGACCGACGACCTCCACCTGAAGGCCACGACCGGCGCGGGCACGACCGCCTCGCGGATCTTTCTCGACGTGGGGAACAACGGCGCGATCCCGGCGGTTGAGATCAAGCCGGATGCGGGCGGCAACTTTGGGCAGATGGGCGTCGGCACGTCCGGCAACCTCGCGGTTGATGTGCCGCTGGCGGTGTTCGGCACCGGTGCCGATATCGGCTACCTGATCAAAGCGCGGGCGGCTGGCGGCAACCCGAGCGCCTACCTGCAACTCCAGACGGGCGGATCGGACGCCAACGCGTCGGCGGGGTTCTCCTACGAGCAGCGCCAGAACACGGTCGAGTGGCGCATGGCCGTGATCGGCAACGGCGGCAATGCGATGCGCTGGACCGCCCTGACCGGGGGCGGTGCCGTCACCAATCACGTCGTCTGGGTGATGCCGACCAGCATGAACCTGCTGCTGGCGAGCGCGAACACCAAGGACGTGACGACCGGCACGCGATCGTTTGTGATCGAGAAGGGCACCGCCCCGACCGCCTGCGCCAGTGACACCGCTGCGCTGTTCACGCGCGACGATGCCGGCGGTATCTCGCAACTGTGCGCCATGAACGAGAACGGCACCATCACGCAATTGAGCGGCCTGCGCCCGATTGTGCTGGTCAAGAAGTCAGGCACCCAGTCGCTGACCAGTGGCGTGCGGACGGCCATTGCCTTCGACGTGGAAGCGTTCGACGTGGGGCCGTGCCACGACAACAGCACCAACAACACGCGCCTGACCGTGCCCGCGGGCGCGGACGGAAACTACTTCATCACCGCGAACGTGGAATACGCGAGCAACACGGCCGGCATCCGCGCGGCGGAACTGAAGCTGAACGGCACGACCACCCTGGCCCAGGTGATCGTGCCACCGGTGACCGGCGACGTGACGGTGGTGCAGGTGATCACGCTGGCCCAGTTGGTGGCCGGTGACTACGTCGAACTGAACGGCCTGCAGAGCAGCGGCGGGGCGCTGAACGTGGGGAGCGACTCGTCGGCTTTCTCGTGGACCCGACTGTGAGGACCGATGCTGCTTGAAGATGTGATCCAACGAGGCACGCGAGCAGCGCAGCCAGCGGCCACTGCGGTGGCGACGGGCACGCTCTACTACGTCACCGACGAAGGGGTGACCGAGCGGTCGAACGCCACCACCTGGGACGACTACAGCGATGCCGGCGACACCGTCACGCGCACGGTCGGGATCGTGATCGACGGCGGCGGCAGTGTCATCAGCACCGGGATCAAAGGGTTCGTGTCGGTGAACTTCGGCGGGCAGATCACGCGCGCCCGGCTGCTGTCGATCGACGCCAGCGTGACCAGTGGCAGTATCGTGATCGACGTGTGGAAGGACACCTACGCGAACTTCCCGCCCACGGTGGCCGACACGATCACGGCGAGCGCCAAGCCGACGTTGTCGAGCGCAACGAAGAGCGACGACACCACGCTGACCGGCTGGAGCAAGACCGTCACGGCCGGCGACGTGTTCGGGTTCAAGGTCGATAGCGTGACCTCCCTGACCAAGGTGATCTTGCAGCTGACGGTGGGCTAGATGGCGGCCACAGTCACCGGTTCAGCCAGCAGCGGACGGACGAGCAGTTCGGTTACCACGCTGACCGTCAGCCATACCGCAAACGGGGACGATCTGTTTGTCTGGGTGGGCATCTTCTCCAACTTGGAGAAGCCATGGCCAAGCTGCACCTACAACGGCGTGGCGCTGGACCGTGTGTTCAGCGACCGCGAAACTACCCAAGCCGGTGTCTACCTGTTTCGGATGCCGGCCGCGCCGGCCGGGACCGCCAACGTCGTCGTCACCTTTCTGGGCGGGAACTACATCACGCTGGGCGCGTTCAACGTGAACGGGGCCGGCGGGATCCGCGCGACACGTGGCGCGGTTGGCACGGGCACGACGCCGACCGTCACGGTGCCGAGCGTGGCCGGGGACCTGGTGCTGGACTTCTGCCAGAGCGATGCCACCAGCCAGGACTGGACCGTGGGCGCGGGGCAGACCCTGATCTACGAAATACTCGACGCGACGAACAACCAGAAGAGTGCGGCCAGTTACGAGGCGGCGGTCGGCACCACCACCGTCATGTCCTACACGCTGAGCGTCAGCAACAGTTGGACGCAGTGGGCCTGCTCGGTGACGGGGGCGAGCGGGGGCGGGGCGTCGAACGTGCCGTTCGTCGGGTAGACTTCAGACACAGAATAGGCTACCCTGCGGCATGGCCGCAGAGAAGATCCCCCTGCAAGCGTTCGACAGCACG